GATCCTGATAATACTTGCCATTTAGAAATTTCCCCCGTTGATGTCTAAATTCTGTGTTGCCCCTGGTGTAAGGGTTAATGTAGCGTCCCATTTTCTAGTGGCACCATTATAAACAAGAACCATACCATCAAGTAAATTCGTAGCATTAACGTCACTAAGTTCAGACAAAGAAAGACCTTGAGCACCAGCGAGTGAAGATATAACTTTTACTGCAGGTTGTTGTCCTACTCTGACCTTAATTTCTGCCATTTATAAACAGTTCAGGATCTAAAATATATTTATACTTCATCAAATCCAAAAGGTTCAATAGAAGACGCAAATGAAGAAATAACCTCTTGTTGCTTAAAGTACAGTTTTATATAAGATTTTGCAATATTTCTCAGAGTATCAGTACAATCGATAGAGTCAATTTCTGACGCTGCCTTATAATATTCAAAACTTTTACTTAGATTTTCTAAGTTAATCTTATCTGGATCCATTAATAATCTCCTTCAATAAAGATTTAATCTCATCAATGTCTTTCTTAATTTCGTCTATTTCATTTTTTTCTTTTTCTTTGATCTCCTTCAACCTTATATAGTTTAAGTATGCTGACTTATCCTTATTAAGAATTGCGCCAGTGTTTCGATCTCTGAAAAGATTATTATGACCTTCAACGGGTATTAAGTTTGAATCTTCCATATTATGCCAATGCAATACATCTAAAATCTTTAAGTTTTACTGGTGTTGATTCATTAGTTGAAGACATTACAATTTTAATTGAAAAACCATTAAACTGGTCAAGATTATTTGCAGTAAATTGATATTCGGAGAATGATTCCGGTCCATCTGGATTTACAAATGCATCAGCTCTTCCAGTGTTTGCGGATGCATCTAAAACTAAATCACCAAAACCATCACCATCAGTGTCAGATAGGTTATCATAACCAGGGAATGGTGTATATGTTTGTGGAATGTCACTTGAATCAGCTTTGAACAATCTATAGAATACTCTAAAATCTGCTTCTGGTTGTCTATTTGCAGCAACAAGAAGTCTTAAACTAGTTGCTGGTTGTTCCAGAGAAACAATCTGTGTTACGAATACTGATCCATGTGGATCTCCATCAAGTCCATTTGATCTAGAATCTAAAACATAATCCGAAATTGGATTATTGGATTTATTTCTACCAAGAATAAAGGTTGAATTTTGTAAATCCATTACTGGAGATAGATTTTCATCTTCTGTTGTAAAATCAACTCTTAATGTTAGAGATTTATTTGATGGGAGTGTTGTCAGTCTAGTAGTTTCATTTATTTTAGAAGCGACCAGTCTTGGTGTTGGGAAATGTGTAACTCTGTTTAATTGAATTGGTTCATATCCAAGATCTAAGAATGATACTTCAGATCCACCTGCACTAGTTCCTGAAATTGTTCTTATTTGTGAAGACACAGCAGTTCCCTTACCAGGAGTGATTATATTAAATAATGGTTCAATTGAACTGAATTGATGATTTTGTGAAACACCAACAGAATCACCACCAAATCCCTTTTGCGAGTCAAAATTAATCATTGAATCGCCACTGCTTCTATTTGTTGGAGTTAATCTGTCAAATTCTAAGAAGAAATTATCCAAATTAGAATTTTCGGTGTTATAATATGTTGCAGGGATATCATGAACTTTATTGATTCTCATCAATGAAACACCATTTACTTCATATGGTTGTATGAACTCTGTGGTAGAATGTGTTGTTTTAACAGTACCATTTAATGCACGTGCCTCAATAGTAAGTGTTCCGGCATTACCAGAAGTTTGAGTTATTCCACTGTAAGATATAACCTCATTTTCTATTAAAGCATAACCACGACTCGTGGTTATTCCTTCAAATCTTCCAAATACTGTTGTATTTGCAACTGAAACAACCGCATCATTTAATCCAAAATCTGCTGTTAAACTAATTTTTTCTCTATCTGGTAAAACATTCTTAACTTCAACTACATTATTACCACCATGATGTGCATGATTATATTGCTTAATTCCAAAAACATTCCCAGAGAATTTATCATCAATTAGAGATGAAGTACCATTTACAGTTGCTCCACTACTGCTTCTAGACGATTCAACTAGTGGATTTGTATAGTAGACAATGGAAGATGTATTTGTAAAATTCTCACCTTGAACGCCAGTTAAGTATAGTGTATCCGCAGCGCCACGACTAACAACAGAAACCTGAGCTCCTTTTCCACTACCAATAGTGCTTGTAGTAATTCCCAGAATATCTCCAGTTACATATCCATTTCCATTTGAAGTTAAAGTCAGTCCAGTTACTTTACCAGAACTAACAGTGACATTTGCTATTGCACCACTACCCTTACCTGTAATGGAATAAAGAGGAACACTATTAGTCGATGCCGAATATCCAGAACCTGCGGTTAAAACATTGACTGATGAAAGTGGTCCACCAAGATTTTCGACAATTCCAGTTATACTTGGACTTGAACCCTGACCAATTTTTGTTCCAGGAACAACGGCAGCATTTAAAGTACCACTAATAGGAAGTTTTAATTTTCTAGGAAGACCCTCAATTGGATTATTTACAAGTGTGGAAACATTTGTTCCTAATGCATTAATATCAGTATTATAGAATGTTAAAGTTCCGGATGGTACAAATTTTGCCTTGTAAAGTTTAAATGTCAAATCTTGATATTGACTTGCTGTCCAAATAGTTCCATTTTGAGATTTAAATAAAGATCCTCCAATGTATTGTTTTGTCACCACTACATTTTGAACATCAGGAAGATTTTTAGTTTTAACTGTTTTCTGACCCATAGTGGCAGTCCACATTTCATATCCATCTGATGCCGGAGAAAGAATTACTATTGCATATTCTTTTCCAGATTCTAGGTAAACCGGAGATGGGAAACGAACTCTTGTTGGTACTGGTTCTGGTATAGTTGGTTTTTCATATCTTCCCCAGTTTTGATCTTTCAATACATCTTGCATTTTAGGACCAATAATTCCAGTATAAACATTTTCTAAGAAATATCTAATGTCGGAATCAGAGAATCCTAATGACTTCGCGTAAGGATAATCATTTTCATATCCAAATTGACCAGGTGTAAATCCACTAGCAGCATCATCAAATCCTGCCATACTCTTAACGCCAAATGCGGACTCGGAAACATTTATCTGATCTGGATTTAATGCAACTTGTGCATAATCTTGAACCAATATAGAAGTTGGTGTTCCCAATTCTACCGTTCTAAGCTCAATATAAATCTTTGCCGAAGGATCCTTAGTTGCAAAATAAAGATCAAATGATGTCAAGAATGCGCCTTTACCATCAACAGTAAATGATTGTGCTAATGGATCTCTATGAGGAGCTTTTACTTCTACTTTTACATCTGTTGGTAAAGCTGCTGGTTTGGGTGGATTTCTTACGGAAACTCTTGTAGTTTCTTGTGTTAAGATAGTTCCAGATCCACTATAAGTTCCAATAGCCTCACTAGCAAAAACAGTAGATCCTGGTAATGGTGTGACACCGGGAGGAACTGCAGTAATTTTTATAGTCTTTGTTCCACTGGTAACTTTTACTGCTGGTGGTGGATTAGAATTTGGATCTCTGAAGAAGAAGTTTGCAATAATATCCCCCCAGTTATCCGAAATCAAATCTGCTTTTGTAATTCTTGCAGTTGCTCCACTTGTTTCTCCAACAATTGTTGCTCCTGCGGTTACATATCCATAATATTTTTCTGGTTCAGTTGCTAATACTCTTACACCAAAATTAATTAGTTTAGAAGTTGGTGAATAAGCATCTCCTGGTGCTGATCTTGCTCTATCATATGGATCAACACTATATTCTTCAACAAGAACAGATGGGGAACCTAGTCCAGCTCCAATATCTGGTCTACTTGTATCACCAAATTTATGTCTTGGTTTTTGTACTCTAATATATCCAATTTGTTTTCCTCCAAAGTATATGCGAGCATTTTCATATACCTGGAACGTTCCAGATTGCATTTCAATTTCGCAGAGTTTTGGAATAATATCAACTTGTTGACTATCTAAGTAATGATAATGTTTTGTAAATGGTCTAAGACCATTTGCTGCAAAGTATACGTTCCTAGAACGCATAAATGGATCAATATTACCGCTGATTTTTACGTCTTCTACATAATTAAATTCTCTTGCTGGACCATTTAATTTTGGTGTGTACTGAGTAGTGGTAGTTGTAGTAGTAGTTGTTAAAATTCTTCCTTTTCTTCCTTGTTCGTTTTTAACATCAACATTTACGTTTGTTTGAGCTTCTTGGGACCATTCTGCACCTGTTGATTCTGTTCTTTGGTCATCAATATAAATTGTTCTAACCCAATTATCAGATGCTGGATCAAGAACAACTCCACCCACAAAAACAATAACATTAAATGGATTAACGTTTTCGACATTAGTTGCGTGTGGTTGCTCAATCCAATCAACTTCTTCATACTTTAATGTTAGGAGATCGCCAGTTTTTTGAATATTTGGATCTAATAACTTGAGGTTTTGTGTAAGATCTGCCTTTACCTTATCAATTCCTGGATCTAATGCCAGTTCTGCTGATAGTGACCAAAAATCAACGGGAGAAATTGCAGTTGCCTCAGAAGCACTAATATCAATAGTGCTATATTTTGAATCTGCAAGAGACTTATCTTTAAAGCTGCTAACAATAAATCCAGATTTAAATCTATTGAGTCCATTAGCATCTGTTACTTCTAATGTCTGTGCTTTTAATTCAAGCATACTCAAACTAGTAACTTCTTCTAGATTTTCAATCCTCTCTTCCAATTTAGCAATATCTCTCATCGTAAATCTTCTATTGTCTCTCAATAGAATTTGTGGATCTTTTTGAGGATTGAACAAGTATGAAGGATATCTAATTTGTGCCAATTCCATAGCATCATCTGCTAAAATTGGAGAACGTGGAGTATCGCTAGATTCTCCTTTAACAATCTCAATCTCACCAAAACGATTAACTGTTATAAGATCAACTCTTGGCAAATAGTAACTATATCCAATAAATGATGTTTCGTCCGGAGATATTACATATCTGTAGGTACTTTCATATGATCTAGAACTAAATGCAAATGGAGATGAAGTTGCAGTAGATGGATCAAATGCAGAAACTCTTGGTCTAAAATCAATAATATCAGAAGCACGTGTTCCATTAGTAAGTAATGGAATATCACTAGCATACCTGTCTTCAGTATATGAATTTACTGTGAATATATCCCCACTATTTCCAGCGGAAATTTTATAGTAATCGTAAACAACTAATAATTGGCGAGAAGGTATTGCACTACCCGTTCTTCTTCTTATCCTGGAATAATCACAATATTGTTCATTATTCCCTTTATCTAAGACATAATTTGAAGTTCTATTAATATAATTACCCTTCGTTGAAATTTGAATAGTTGCAGTTATAGAAGATTCTTTAAATCTGACTACTTCACCAACCTGGAAATTATTTTGATTTAGATAAACAAATTCTATGGTTGTTGCAGTCTTATTAACTACCTGACCAACTGCTCTACTAGTTTCACCTACAATTTTTTCACCAACAATAGAGTTATTATCTAATGCTAATCCAGTTGCAAACTCTAATTTGTCTAAAGTTGGAGCAGAAGAATCTGTTGACTCATAAACTGCCCTAACATTTACAACATCTGGTACATTTAAGCATATTTCATTATCTTCAACTCTTATGCCATAATATTTACTAGTTGATAATCCACTTGAGGTTGTTCCAGTTTGTGTTGAAATTCCACTAGTTCTAGTAATAGATACTTGACTACTTCTTATGAAATCTTTTGATTTATTTGAAACTTGTCTTTTTTGCAATGTAACGATAACAGTTACATTTGATTTTGATGCCTGAAGTTTGGTGAATGTAATAGATGATCCATCTACACTACGAGTAAACTTGCTGGCAGTCAATTGATCCGTTGTTCCATCAGCATAATGAACTGAATATCTTTCTGCATCAAAAGATTCAAAAAATACACTAGTAATTCCTGCACTAACATCTAATGCATCAGAAACTGTTAATGTTAATTCGCCATTAGGATCAGTTGATTTGCCGGTGATTTGTTTAGTAATAGTGAGATCAGATGTTGATAAATCAACAGATGCTACATTAATTTTTGGAAGATTTGTATAAAGACCTGATGAAGCCAAATTAGTAACTTTTGGTTCCATTAACGAGAACACAGAATCTACATCATCTTGACTCGCTCTACATACCGATGTAATTGCATAACCGACAGCAGCAAGACTAATAGAAGTTCCATTAGATGCTATTGAAGTAATTCTATTAAAGTTTGGATCTGTTTGTCCGCCGGTTTGATACTTGACAATTGCTTCTGTTTTAATACCAGTTGTTCCTGAGAAAAATCTTCCAGGAACTTTTCCAGTACCACTATTAATATTTAATTTGTCGGTAATAGAAAAGTTTGGGGGAGTTCTTTCGTAAAGAACTGTGTCTGCAAAGAAATCGGTTTGTAATGCAGAATTTAAAGCAGTTGAGTCTTGGTATACTGATTTAATATCTTCAATAGTATATGAATTTATTGCAGTAATACCAACTTTAAATTCCGGATTCTCATTAATTATAACTTGTTCACCAATTAAAAATGTTCCGGAAGTTTGTGATAAACTAAATGCAGATCCATTTGGTTTTGCTGCCAAATATCCAGTTGCCCCACTAGAAAGTCCTCTAACAAAAGATGTTAAAGGAACTTCTGTTGTAGTATACGATCTTCCAAGATAGAGGGTAGTATATGTTTGAACATCAAAAAGATATAAATCCCATTCCGTACTATCAGCACTGTAAGGAGCGTCTGCAACTCCATACCAATATACACGTGCCTCACCAATTTTTAATCCCCCTCCGCCTGCTGTTCCTGGACCAGGGCCGCTACTATCTCTTCTCCTATTATAAAGTTCTATAATGTTTGCTTGGGTTGTCTGTGACCCACTAACCGATGCTCCTATGTTAATATATGGAACACCACAAACATTATTTACTTTTAACAAACTTCCCATTGCAAAGGGAATAAGAGATCCATCAACTCTTTTAACGGATCTTGGTTTTTCTACATCAACAACTGTTGTTCCTACAAGATCAATATCAAATCCTTTAACGTATGCAGTTCCAGAAGAAACCTTAACGCACATTAAATCATCATTTGGAATATTTCCCTGCTCTGTTCTTTGACCTTCTACAAATAATCCACCATTTCCAATTTCATCATTTAAAGAATTTGCAACAGATAATGTAAATGGGTTTATTGCATAATTTCCAGACTCTTCAAAGGTTCTTTTTGCAAAATATTCTTTGATTACACTATATTCCGACTTATTCTGTAATTTTTTAATTTTTCCTTGATCAACTTTTACCAATTCTACAAAATTAGTATCATCATAATCCAACAATTGCTTTTTGGATAATTTGACGCTGATTTTCAATCTATCTGCACCAGGAGCTGCAAAGTTTGTAAAACCTCTGGCATTGTCATTTAGATCTGGATCATCATCCGAAGTAACAATTTCTTCAAGAATATCAAATCCTACACGATATGATGGTTCATTACTATATGGATCTAAAACAATTTGAGTATTTGGAACGTCAACAAAAACTCCTCTAATGAAGTAAACTCCCTTTGATACTCCAACAGCATATCCAGTGTTAGTTGCATCAGTTGAAACTAGTGTAATTACACTATCACCACTATTTAAAGTCGTATTTCCGTATGTAATATTTTCTTCTAATATTAAAACTTCCCCATCAGAAAACTCAACAGTTTCTCCGTCAGTTCCACCATCATTGTATTTTACAAAAATTGTGATCTCTTCTACACCTTCTTCTGGTGGTAGCAGATATCCCTTTAACGTACCAACAACGCCAGAAGATAATCCCCTTACCTTAGTTCCTCTTCCATTATTATAGTTTGTTAATGACTCCAAATAAACAGTAACATCAATACCTAAATGATCTGGATTTACTTTAATTGTTGTAAATGCATTATCACAGGTAACTCCACCAGGAATCACCATAGAACCTTCTTTGAAGATATGACTTCCGAATGATTCTATCTGATTTTGCAGGATCGATTGAAGACCTGTTAATTCTCTCGCCTGAACTGGTCTACCAGGATTGAACAGAACTCTATAATAATTGTCATCCTTATTGAAATCATCATAATAAGGATTTACGTTTAGGTTAGTCTTTTGTGGCATTGTTTAAAATTCCAGTACTATTTTGATGTCTTCTTTTTGGCGTAAACTTCTAGTGATAGAAGGGCGATTATCAATATAAATTATATCCCCAGATCCTTTATTTATTTCAGGACTTGCCATACCTGATGTGAAATTAACACCTAAGTTAATTAATTTCGATCCGGTTGGATTAGTCGAAATTCCAGAAAAACCAGTATCAATTGAGGCAGTAAATCCAGAAGATTTGCCAATAACTTGATTGGCGGATGATTCGAAGGATAAAGGTCTTCCATTTGTAGAAATACCAACATAATCTTGTTGATCAAAAGTTGTTTGATTAAAATATAGTGATCTATCTCTAAAATATTTTAAAATTTTTGTCTCAGTATCCCATGAAGCAACATAACCAAATGCTCTTCCCCCAGTAACTACTTGCTCTATTCTTTCGCCAACAGTTGGAGTTCCAGATATCAATGAGAATTTTAAAGAATATAAACCAGTAAAAGTATTATCTGTGTATATTTGAGTAGATCCAATTGAAGTTGGATTTTTTACAATTGCAACCTGTGCAAAACTGGTGTCAACTGGAAAATCTTTCGTTGAATCATCAAATCTAGCATAAACTAGAACTCTATCAGTCCCTAACTCATTGTAAACATCATAACCATGCCCTCTTGAAGGAGGAATAATTGGAACCAACTTAGCATTACTTCCAGTCGCATTAATGTTTATAGAACCTAAATCAACCAATGCATAGCTATATTCTTTTCCACCAGAAGTTACTACCGTGTCTGTTATACTACCATTTTCAACATCAATTCGCACTCTAGCACCACTACCATCTCCAATTATTTGAACTTCTTGACCTAAACCATTTGAATAATTTGACCCAGATTTGTCAATATAAACTGTCTTGATTTGATTATTATTTAAAAGTGAATCACCAGATTCTCTAACCGCCTGTATTTGCGAATTCGTAGAAGTCATCCAATCATTCGGAACAGTTATATATTCTGTAGAATCAAATTTTATAATATCACTTGGTGAAATGGTAAAAAGATACTTCCAAATATATCCATCACCACTAGTTCCAGCTCTTGATGGTTCTAAATCTGTAAAAGTTGGTTCATCCTGAGAGACATTTCCTCGCAGATTAGTCCCATTAGAACCATTTTCAATGCATATGTAAACTCTATACTCCGAGTTCATTACATAATAATTTGCATCATATAATCTAGAAGAATTAGTTATTGGACTTGGTGTCACAATACTATAATCATCTCTATACATTTCATATCTACTTCCTGCAATCCAATCAATCCTTCTAATAATTCTTCTAATATTTGCCGAAGTTATTTTTTTACCATATAAAATGGTGTCACCATAATGGTGAGTGTATGCAAGATTGTCAATCGGTGCAGGAGTATTTGTGTTCCATGCCGTAGACCTACCAAATCCAACGATAGATGGATTTGGTAAACCGACAGTGATGTAGTATGAATTATCTGAAGACTCAACAGAATCCACAAAATTACTAGCATTCAAAATTCTGAATTGATCAGTAACAATTGCTGACATCTTTAAACTTTTTTATGTATTTATATCCCATTATGGGAGATTAGAAAATTTTCTAATTCCACCACTATTTCTCAATCCAAATGTTCTTCTTTGGATTGTTGGGAAGGATGATAGTCCCGAATCAACAATCAGACCAGTAACTCCAATAGAAATTGGATTTCTTCTTGATCCAAAATTATATAATCTACCCCAGGAAATATTTCCTAATGGCATTGTTAAAGATCCGGTTGTTGAAATTCCCAAAATAGCACTATTAGTATGAACATTACAAATTATTTCAGCATTTGGTCCAGTATTTGTCTTAGAATTTACAATATAAACATTGTCTAAGAAATTAGTGCCTATTCCGACAACTGAAGAATTTCCACTATTTACAGAAGTAACACCAGTTCCAATTGTTGTATTATAAACAAGTAGAGGATATCCTGGTTGTAAGTCATTCGCATCCGATGCATTGGCACGGAAATTAATTTTCAATGCCAATGGATGTCCACCAGTTCCAGTTGTAGTGCTAATTCCAGTAATAATTCCCGAAAATCCTTGGAAATTTTCTATGGTAGTGATAAGTTCAGTTGTTGCGCTAGGAATCTCAGATATTACTTGTGGTTGAATTGTATATCCTAATCCAGGATTGGTAATTGTAACGGATGTCACACTACCGCCAGATATAGTTGCCAATGCTGTTGCTGTTGTTCCAATACCTATACCAATGGTTGGTGGAGCTGAAATTTTAACTGGAATTGAAGAAGATGAATATCCAAATCCAGGATTGGTAATTGTAATATTGGAAATAGTTCCTGCAACCGAAACTGTCGCAGTAAATGCGGCAGACACAGGATCCGAACCTTGAACAATTAATCCATCAACAGAATTTATAGTTATTCCATAATTATTTTCTTCAAAATTGAAGAATAATGCATTATCAACAAATATACTTGAATTTGAACTGTTAATATCCCCGATAATCTTTGCAGTTGGATATATGAATGGTTCAATAGAGTCTCTTGATTTATAAACAATATCTCCTTTGATATACTTATCTCGTTTTTGCTTTATCCACTCTATTGGCCTATAATTATTCTCATCTACACCAAATCCAACATAATTATCGGTTTCAACGATATCTGAACCAATAATATCTAAAATGGTTCTATCTCTATCTTGAATTGGAGTATTTGGGTAGAATGGATGTTTCTGTACAAATACGTCATCTCCGATTTTAATAGTTTCATTGATATCAATAATTGATATATCGACTCCATTTTGCCCAAGATAGAAGAAAATATCAACTTTGTCTGATGATTTTGGTGGTTCTGTAAATTCAAAAGAAGTTCCTCCTAAGAATCTATATGCATATCCTGGTTGTTGTATTACACCGTTGACAAAAATTAATAAGACTGCATCTAAATTGATAGAGCTGGAAAGTGGATTATTTTGATCTATCTCAAAACTAAGTAATTGTCCATTGTAAATAAGTGGGAATCTAGTTCTATTTCCATTTTGTAATGATGCTGTGCTATCAATATAATTCATTTCACCAAATGACCAAGATGAGAAGTAGTCTTGGAATGTCTCCACAACTTCCAACTTAAATTCTGAAATTGGTTCAGAAAGACCCTTTGCAGTTACAAGACCAACTGGTTTAAAAACATCTCCAACTTGGAAAGCATAACCAGATCTTGCTATTTGGAAAGAATCTACCAAGAACAATGTTGATCCAATACCAACAGTTGAAGGTGATGGACCAATGTTCACATTTAAGAGAAGATTGGATCCTGTTGTTGTAGTTGAACCTATTCCAGCTCTTGAAACACCAATTACTTTAAGATTTTCGTAAATTGGTTCGGGTATTCTGATGTATGGTTCAACATATCCAGATCCTCCATTATTAATTGTAAATCCTAGGGTTCCACCTGCACCAACAACAGCAGTAATACTTGCTTCTGTACCCGTATGATTTGGATCTGTCACACCAATAGAAACTGGATCTCTATATCCAGAACCTTCAGTTAAATCATACCAAGGAAATACTGTTCCAAATCCAATATAGGAATGTGGTAAAGTACTAGTACCAACATTTGCTGAGAAAGTTCTTGCCGATACAATTCCTGTAATATCATAAGAATAATCCAACCCAGTTGATGGGAAATAAGAAACTATTCCTGCACCAGATGGACAAGTAAATCCTAATCCAACCAATTTAATTCTATCTCCACCAACAAAGTTATGATCAATAGATGTGGTAATTTCAACAATACCAGTTTGATTATTGTAAGATGCTGTACTAATTGATTGTCCAGGACCTGTATGAGAAATTCCAGTAATACTTACAATAGATCCAGATCCATTAAGATTTGCTCTGACTTTTGCACCCAAAAGTGGTGCATATCCAAGACCAGGTGTTGATCCAAGTGATACAATTAACCCACCTCTTGGTAATTGATTTTGATTTATATCAAAATCCGATTTAATGTAAGTTCCATCTGTTGATGTAATACCAGTAAATACAACACTAGAAATTCCAGCAACATTATCATTTTCAAATTCATAATTATTTCCAGAATTGTTAATGGTTGTTGGTGTCTGGAAAACTCCGTTAATAAACAATATACCATTGCCAATAGTAACACCAGTTGTATTGATACCTTCAACAGTCATTGTGTAAGTTTTACCTATACCAGTAAACTGATCAGAAATATCGTCAAATAATATATTTGTATCGTAGTTGGATCTTAGGAAAGTTCTACCAGCATACTGAGCTCTTACATAAGGTAAATTACTTTCATCTCTTCTTGATCTAGTATTTCCTTTTGGTGGATCAACAAACCAAATTTCAGATCCAACGATATTGAATGATCCTCTATAAACCTGAACATTGGCACCATCACTATGAATTGTTGATGTACTACCAACTGATGCTCGTACAACTGATATTGTTGGTATAGTTGCTGCTGCTCCAGATTGGATAATTCCATTAATTGGTCCAAGAAGAGCACCACCAACATTAGTACTGAATCCAACTTCAATTACTTTCATATATTCATTATCAATTTTTATCAAATCTCTTGGTTGAATTGATGATATTCCACTAAGATTGAAGGTAGCAATACCAACGGAAATTGATCCACTATTATATTGAAGTTTGTGTGATACTGGTGTAAATGTGATTGGTTGCTGCACAATTCCATCTAAAGAAACCACACTCTTTGTAAGTTTCTTCGTCATTTCAAGTTCATGAGCATTTCCAAGTCCAGCATCAGTAAAAGTAATTCCAATTCCTAAACTTGCATAAGATCTCTGAGATGCTAATTTAAAAGTATCTGGTGTTAAAGCAATTGGATATACTTTTTCTGGAAGTCTGTTAGTAACAATTCCTAAGTAATTTGCAGTTGATCCAATACCCATAGCACTTTGACCAACACCAATAAATGATGATTTTGCCGTATAAGTCAATTCTTCACCAGTGTTAAACATGTGATCTATAATGGTGAATATGCCAGTTGCAAAATCAACATTAGTAGAATCAGAAGGATTGAAAACTTTTTTATAAATTGGTCTACCAAGGTGTGTTAAGTTAAAATTAACTTTATTTGCACGTGTTCCATTTATACCATCATATGCTGAAAGGAAAACGGTTTGAGTACTATTTCCATAATTCAAAGTTCTAGGAACATTTTCAAAATCACTATAAGTGTAAAATACTTCATTAAATCCTTGAATTGATGTATTATTATTTGAAATATCTGGATAGAAATTAAGATAGAATTTACTTCCATTAGTTGTGGCACCAAAAGTTCCAAGTCCTGTTACATTATTTGTTGCAGCAAATGGTCCTGGCATAACAATAATATCTTCAGATCCCTTTACAATAGAAACCTGATGTATTGCTGAGCTACTTCCACAAGAGACTCTTATAATTGATGTAGATGAAGAGATTAAATCAGATTCAAAAGTTCCAACTCTAATAGAATTTGTTCCAACTCCGATAGTAGATTCTAGTCTGGCACTTCTTTCTGCACCAGATGGTTGTCCAGGAACTAAAAATCTATATGTACCAATTCCTGAACTTGTATTAGCAAATCCAATAATATTTGCTCTAACATCAATAGTGTAATCTTCGTCATTTCTCACTCTAAACGAAACTATTCCGGATACAGAATCATATGTTGCTGTTACTATTCCAATAGATGATGCACTATATCCTTGAAGTGTAGTATCAAAATAATATTCACTAATATATGTGTTTGATCCATCAAAATCCAAAGCAGCGTCAATATAATTGACTTCTCTCGTAAGAGTATTGATAATTTCAATATTTGCAAATAGACCATTGAAATTAGTATTACTAAATTGTGCAATGGTTCTTACATTATTTGTTGTTCCAACGCTAGAAATTCCAATAACACTACTTCCTATTAAATTAATAGATCCAAAATTTTCAGTTCCAATTCCGGTTGATTCAAATCCAAAAGTCTTCTTTAATACCTTGATATCATGATCCCTGGTAAATCTATTAGTTGGAGTAAATATTAAAGTTTTTCTACCACTACTATCCACATTAGCACTAAAATATCCAAGAAGTTCTTTGGTATATTCGGTGTATTTCTCAAATAGTATAGAATCTAAGGTTGTTGTTTGTAAAACTAATTCTGATATTTGTGTTTCAAAAGTATCAGGATCTACAACCTGAATAACATATCTAACGTGAGTATCTGCAATATCAATCTCTTCAATTTCTACAAAAGGATCTTCAAATCCTCTACTTGAAAATCTATTACTAATATCATCATGAATAATTACCCTATTAGTTCTACATTCGGTGTAATCTGTTAATTTTCTATTTTGTATTTTTAAATATTTTGATCTATCAGGGTTAGTTCTGGTATCATAATCAACAACATTGTCAAAATTATTAATGATATCAACTCTTTTTTCGCCAACAATGTCAAGAACTACTAAACTAGTAGTTGTTCCTGCAAATCCTATTGGTCCTGTTGAAGATAATATTCCAACATCTGCAAAATTTTTAAGTCCAGCTGGATGGACAATACTATTAACAGGTGCAGAAAATTCATTCCAAGTTATTGGACTCTTAATGGTATATGATAAATTCTGATAGTAATCATTATCTGGCGTTACCTGATAATCTTCACTAATTTTACCAATATCATCGGACCATCCAATATTTTGTCTTGTGGAATATCCAATTTTAAATCTAGATTTATTGGTAGTTATTGATGTTACATCTGCTAGTACTCCACTAGACTTGCCTTTGATTTTATATCCAGGTCGTAAATTATATCTTCCGGATACTTTAATAAACTCATCTCTTATTACTTTTACATAAAGATCTTCTTCAAAAAATCCAGATCCAGTATCGACAAAAAGTTTTTCATTTAATAAAAATCTAGATCTTTTCTTGATTACATTAATAACTGGATAATGTATTTTGTTTATAATAGTAGCATATCCAGATTGGAAAGTTTTAGCTATTCCTGGATTTGTGGATAGTCCAACACCAAATTCATCAACAACAGAGAAAGTAATTGATGCTGGATTTGCATTTACATAAGAATCTACTTTAAAAAATCTATAATCATAATTTTCAGAGTTATATCCAGTTCCAGTAGAGTTATCAATTAACTCAATACCCTCTATAAAAATTTCATCACCAGTCTTAAATAATGGTGAGGAGAATCCTAATATTGGTGTTGATATAGTGCAAGTAGCAATTCCAGAATTGTCTGTAATTATTGAGCTTATGCCAACACCATTTGAATTATTAATTGCAATTATTTTATGTGGATCAGTTTTTAAACCATATATTGGTGCTATTTGGTTTACTTCTGCAATTGATCCACTTGGAGTAACTGCAACCAGAGAAGAACTATCAACAACAGTTTTGGTAGTTTCATTAAAAAGTAATAAATCTGGTGCATTTAAATATCTAGTTCCACCAGAAACAATTTCTATTTCACCAATAGTATCTGAGTTATCAAGATTTACAATTGGCGAAATAAAAGCTTGTGGATTTAATGTTTTATCTGATGGATATTCGTATCCAATTGTTTTAAATCTAACTTCCTTAATTTTTCCAATATTTGTTGATATTGCTACCAAGTTTGCATCTGTACCATCAGTACTAGTAACGTCAACAAATTTTGGAATCTTTTTAAATCCAAAACCTTCTGAAATAATTTTAACTTTACCAATTGATCCATTAATAGCAGTTGATGATTTAGTAGCATATTCTATTTTTTCAACTTGATCTTTTGCATATTTTAATATTGTTGGAACTTTTGTTGGAGAAATTTTAAAGCTACTAGTCGATATTCCAAAAACACTATAAGTTCCATTATATTCACTGTTAATATAATTAATTTCAGAATGATTATCAAAGTAATTATCAGCAGTGCTAATATATCCTGACTTTTCTAATGCATAAAATAATTTTGATGGTACATTTTGTGTGTATTTGATCGATAATGATGCTGTTCCAAATCCAATAGTTCCAACTCCAGCAACATTAAAATCGTTATTGTCAACGGAAGATATAAATTCACTCTTAAAGTTCTTATCAGAATAAATTTTGAAATTATATCCTCTCAAAGAAGAATCTGAAATATTAAATTTTAAAGTTGAATTTTTAACAACATTAATTTGTGGATTAACCAATCCAAAGTTATGAATTGATGCACCAGTTCCAACGATGTTTACAGGATTTTCAAATCCTGGTTTAGTTTCATATAAAGTATCTGCTAATTTAAATGTATTTGTGCCTGTTTTAATGACATAGTATGATCCTGTTGTTAAACCTGTTGCAACCTCTGCACTTTCATAAAATAGTTTATCACCAGTTTTATAACCGTGATCGGAAATAGTTATTGTATTATTAACAGTATTAATCTGAGAAGAATTAATACCAATAGAATTAATAATCAATTTTTTGCCAGTTTCACTAAACTTAATAGATAAAGCTGCTGTTGTTCCGAGTCCAACAATCGTATTAGGAACAACATTTAACTTAATTGTATCAAATTCTGATAGTCCGTGAGATTGTCCAACACTTACTGTTGTAACAACTCTATCAATCTGAGCAGTAACTTGATCAAAAGTTGTCTCTAATGAGTACTCTGAATTATCAGATCCATCACTATAAAAGAATAAACCCTCTGTATTAGTTGTTAATCCAACCTGAGTAACTAATCCAATATAGTCTCTACCTCTGTTAATTACATAAACAGATGGAGATGCATCTGGAATTTGGAAGGTATTTAAATTTGATGGATTATTGCCAACAATTAACGAATCTACACCTGGATAGTTTGATTTGTCAAAATTTAACCTTTGCCCAGTTTTAAAGGGGTGGTTTGGTAAGTATATGGATCTATAAGGGATTGAAACTGTTTGTGAAGTTCCACCTATTGTGAATGTTTTCGACATTGCACCACCAGGTGTTGTACCTAATCCAACAGAATTTTTTGCATTAAAATAAACTAAATTATTCTTTTGAGATTCAAACTTTGTACTCTTTACTGGTAATGTGATCTTATCACTTAATATATTGAGTTCACTTCCATATGGATGTGCTACACCACTAGTTCCATACCTTTTTACCCTAAGTATTCCACCATCATAATAATTAAGAACTCTAACAATCTCATCACCTAAATTCGAATGTACTAAAATACTATTACCAATAGATACCTTTGGATTTGAAGAAACAATTATATCCTCAACTTTTCCTTCTGGTGCAGTATAACTTGTCATAGTCTTTGCAAGACCAACAGTTACTGTACTAAATCCTATTTTTTTAGATCCAAAAATATTGTTAATTGATGTTGAAATACTACCAACTAAAACAGTGTCGTTATTTCTTAAATTAAAACCAGACCCATAGTATGCAGAAACAACGTTATCGTTGTCCCAAATAAGAACACAAGGGTAATATGATTCCAAACTTGTTTCCACGTTGGTAATATTTTTACCAACAATTTCCGAAACTTCTGCTCTTAATCCAAATCCAGAAGTTCCAGACTCATCAAAGTTAACTCTGTCTCCTATTTTATATCCACTTCCACCATCAACAACTTCAATATCATCAACTGAACCTTTATTTATTGATTCTACTACAGATACCTGTGGAAATTTTTCATAAGGTTCAACCAAGAAGTCATATCCAGCATACTGATCATTAATTTTATAAGGATAAGTATTTCTAATAATATTTGAATTATTAAAATCAAAAGATTGATCCAAATATGAATTTTCTTCTATTAAGTATGATCTAAATGTATTTCCTACAAAATATGGATAAATTGGTTCTAATTTATTTGAAGTAGTGCTAGTTGTTACCCCAGCAAAATAGGCATATACTCCATTTGGAAATTCTGGAGTTTTACAAAATCTTCCATTATGAAAATCTAAGTCCCCATTTGCAGTATATTGATAATCTTCAATAAAAAATCCATTTGGAAATGATGAGGGTCTATCTAAAATAGAAGAAGAATTTAATGTGTAACTGGAATTTATAATTCTGACGCCAGATTGAATATCATCTATTTTTGAATATCCATATGGCCCATAGATTGGATTTCCATCATATGCCCATCCAATAATTGGTGAGTGAGAATTTCCAATATCATCATAATTTGTAGCCAGATCCTCAGAGTATCCATAAATTCCATAAATCAAAGAATTTTTCTCTTTGTTATTACTTAAACTTGAAAATATCTTTGGATTTCTTGTTTTTGCATATTCGGAATATCTTTGAGCATCATTTACCGTAAGATCTCTAACTCTAACATCAAAAATAGCCCCAGATCCTCTTGGAACAACTTGAATAGTCGTATTCTTAGGATCGTAACCAATTCCGGAATTTAATACAACTGCATCAACAATAGATCCATTAGAAATTACGGGTTTAATAATCGCACCAGTTCCGTCTCCGAGTACAGAAATCTCTGGAATTGAATAATAATCATATCCACCACTCAATACTTGAACTTCCAATACTCTACCGTTAGATATAATTGGATTTAATTGAGCATTCTTTCCAGTTTTGACAGTAATTGATGGTTTTTTATGTAGATTTAAGATATTTGATCCGTAACCAGTTCCACCCTCATACAAATAAGAACCAACAATACTTCCAGTAACCACTGGAGTAAAATTGAAACTTCCAGTAAAACTTGATCCGTAAGATACATTAGCACTGACTACAATTGGTGGATACTCAAAAATTTGATATCCAGATCCATTAGACCCTAAAACTACGTGCTTATTTTTTGCAATATTGTCAGTAAGTGTGGCACCTATTCCAACATTAATGAGTTTAAAAGTACTACTGTCAATCACATCAACAAAATAACTATTAACTGTTGATAATCCAACAATTGCAGATCCACTAGTGGAGTAATTTACAATGTCTCCAGAAGAAAGTCCATGATTTTGGTATGAAATGAAGTTGTATTCTGTGGATATTCCAGAAGAACTAACTCTTAATTTTCTGTATGTATATCCAGATCCACCATTTAAAACTTTAACAGATCTTAGTGTTCTTTTCGGTAGTGTTCTAAATTTATGAATACCGCCAAAAGTTGTTGAAGTTGAAAATCCAACGGTATTGATTCCAGCAAAGTAATCATTACTACTATTAAAAAGTTTAATAGTTCTAGTATTAACAAATTTAGCAATATATTGATCGCCACTAACTAATGCCCCAGTTGGTGTATTAGTAATATCTTGAAAAGCACCGGTTAATATAGCACTATTTCCATTTTGATTGTAAATTATTGGCTCACCATCATAAAAATTATGTGGGGTTAAAAATGTAATAGTTTCATCATTGAGATCTATCCCACCACCAACATTGAGAGATCTACTATCAAATTGAACTTCTCTAAATCTTTCTCCAATTACAGGTTCAAGAGCACACCCAGAACCATTACCCCCAGTCAATGATAGTGAAAGTACATCTTCAATATCAAAGTCTTGTGGATCTACAAAAATATCTTTAACAGTGCCACTAATTATTGGATCAACTAGAGCAGTAGTTCCGGCACCGGTAGATATAATAATTCTAGGTGGATTGATAGCATCGTAATTATTTCCACCATTTAAAACATCAAACTGTTTTAATGGACCATAATAAATTTTATCAGTTGACTCTGGATTAGTAATTTCAACACCATCTACCAGAATCCCAATACCTCCTGATAAAGTATCAATAGATCTTCTTACATCTTCTTTTGGATTTGTTCTCACTTGGTTTAGTGGGAACTTCCTCATAATCTTATTTGCCGATACAGATCTACTTTCTTGCTTTGATAAAGTAAATCTATGAGTTGCTGGATTTAAATTTTCTTCAAAAAATACATATTCTGAACTAGTTAAAAGAGATTTGGATTCATACAGTCTAATCTCATTACTTGCAATCAATCTTACATAATATTTTGATCCAGAAGATAATCCTTTTAGTGAATTAGAAGAAGTATATACTACTTGATCACCATCAATAAATTTTACACTTGATGGGAATTTTATACTAGAATATGCTTGAAGAGTGGAATTATAATTACCAAGATAAGTTGATGTTCCAGAAGGTAACGAAGACTCTATTAACTCATCATTAATAGTATATGCTGGCAAAGAGTTTGACGCAACATAACCATCATCACTATTAGTATAAACATTCAATACATTGGCAATGTATGTGTCATTGCCATTTACAATATCTACGTTTAGACTTCTAGATTTTTTTAGTTTCCTTCTTATATCATATTCTAAAAGTGGATCTGGTGTAAATCCACTTATGCCACTCAAAATAATTTGATTAAGTGAGGTATTAATATCTGTTATTGTTGCATTTGAAAAAGCAATATTGTTACTGTATCCAAATAAGATATCAATTGTATCTCCAACACTAAGGCTTGACTTATCAATATTACTGTAAACTGTAAAAGTTGAACCACTTATAGATTTTACTTGATATCTTGTGCTAGTGTTATAAATCCAACTATTTGCAAATACTTCCTTATAATTTTTTTCATTATTTGCAGGATTCTCAATAATTTCTCCAAGATTTCTGACAGATATCTCTTCACCTTCATCTAATAAGGAACTATCATCAATCTCTACAAAATCTGAAATTACCCCAGTAATTCTTAAATCAACTCTTTTGCTAGTATCTCCATTTTCATAACCATAAATTGTTTCGTCAGATCTAATCTCAGATCCTAGTGGAATAATTGAATTGATTCCTGTGCATCCAAAAAACTGATTAACAGACTTTGATGTATATTTGATTGAATTACCATCTGATATTAAATTCAATGTTCCAGATTCTGGAAATCCAATTGTAGAGTCAACTGAAATTACAGGAGATCCAATCGATACGTCTTCAAGTATCCGTGTTTTTCCTGGAACAGTGAAAATACCTTCAATTAAATCTCTTTCATCATATCCAACAAATAACTCTAACTTATAAAAAGTTTCAAGATCTCTTGTAAATATTTCTACATTTGAAACCGCAGCATTTGTATTGGGATCAGTAGATTTAAATATAGTTTGACCCTCTAAATTGAGAGGATCTCCTGAAATATTTTTGGCAGTAACAACTTCTCTACGAACATAATTTGCAGAAGATGGTTTAATTAACCTACCTTCCAAATCAATTACCTGAGCATCTACTCCATATAAAACCTTAAAAAGAATTTTAACAGCTTCTTCCGTTCCTTTTGACTGATAAAAATCTCTTGCATGTTTAATAAAGTTTCCTACATCTAAATCGGAAACAAAATCAAGATTTTCTAAACCAGGAGTAAATGTATATTTTAATTTTTTATAGAACTCCTGTAAAAACAAAACACTCAGATTTTTTACAACTGATCCTGAAATATGACTTTCTGATACAGTATCCTCAAATACTAAGGATTGCTTATTAGAATTTTCATCAATATCAAAACTAGAAAGGTAGTTATACCCAGTAACTCCACTAAATCCACGAATACATCCAGTAAATGTGTTTGTGGTTATTCCAGTATATGTAATAATTTCATCATCTATTTTTAAAAGTCCATACTCTGATGGAAATCCTTTGGTTGATGTAACGGTAACAATTCCAGCAGATGCTGAAACATTATCGGTTAATGTCGTTTGTCCGACAATAACTTCCGGAACAAGATTATCAAGTTTCAAATACTGATCTAAATTGTCAGCAAGATCTACATTTCCTCCCTGAAATTCCTCAGAAATATAGTACTGCTTAAAGAATTCAGTTGCTTTTGGAAAATCAGAAACTAAAAATTCTGGAAGTTGACTATCAATAATTTTATTGATCTGTACTCTCTTCTCAAAATTCGACATATTTTATTTCCTCTCGATTTCTCCGTTAGAATAACTTGAAGTGTAATAATCTCTTGTAAAAGTAACCCCAGAGATTTCCTCTCCGGAGGCAATAACATCCTTAAGCATATTTATCTTGCTATTGGAAACGCTAAAATTTAGATACAAATCTTTCAATCCAACAATATCATTTGATTCTGGAAATGCTTGAACCTCGATAATTTCATTGTCAGCAATAGTAGAAGTAATATTAATCGTATTAACTAATATTTCTCCCGTGCTGTAATCCACAGTTCCAATAGACTTTAAAACAACTTGGTTTTGTCCTCTATCCGTTTGGCGAATGACTGCCAGAATACCTTTACCACTTCCATCAAGATTTCCACTTGCGTCCTTATTTGGAACATCTGTGAAATAAACAACATCATTAGAACCTTGTACGGTGAAACCAGTACTCTTTATGTTATATCCCTGTGGATTGATATGAAAACGATTACCAAAACATAATTCATATTGTGCAAATTGATTCACAAGAGCTTTCATATCTCTTCTAATTTTAACCTTTGTAATATTAGAAGTAATCGCTGAGTCAACCCTATCAATTAATTGAAGTATTTTACTATACTTAAATCTTCCACCAAACCGGTTAATATCAATATTTTTAGAATAATCTGTTAATGAATTAGTAATTAATGTTTTTAATTCATCAACATTCGAAACTTGATTTGAGTTATAGTAAACTGAACTATCAATCTCAATATAAAGAATTTTAAGATCAACTATTTTTTGATTAATACCAGAAATAGAATATTGCTTTAACTTTGATAGAATACTTTGTTTATCAAAATCAGAAACATATGATCCATTTTTTGGTTTAATACTGATCTGAACCGTTCCAAACTGAGGAGGATTTAATTCTTCTCCACCAACAACTGCTACAGATTCTGTGTTTGGATAAACTGATTGTATAATCGCTTCATAATCTCTTGCAGTGACTGCTCTGTACTGTGCAGAATATAATCTTGGAGCAAAATATTTTACAGATGAAACTGGTTCAATATCTCCACCATTTCTAGCTCTATCAATAGTATTAACTGTAACACGTGTTGATGGAATAACTCTTATATTTGATGCATCAACAAAGTTACCTTGAAAAGCAAATCCAGATGGTCCATTTCCATCTGTACCCTCTGTTACAATGTATCTTGCTGTGATTACTGCATTATTTTCAAGTTCTTTACCAAAATAACCATCACCGAAAAGAAGTTCATACTTTTCATCCTGAACTTCTTGAATTAAATAAATTTCAGAATTCTTATTGATATTTAAAATATTATCAACTTTAAAATATTCTCTTCCAAGACCACTATCATTAATACCTTTTACATATACAACAATTTTAGAGGTATCAATACCAGGATTCTCGAGAAGGAATCTTTGATCTTGTGACTTATCAACTGTCCACTGTTTTGTAAGATAAGTTCCCTGATAAACTAGAATTGGTGCAGAAGATGATCCAAATCTAGCAACACCATCCCTAACAGTCGTTGTGATATCTTCCGAAATTGAAAATCGATATGATGTGTCATTAAACGCTCCAACACACACCAGACCCGCTTGTAGAGTGAGGAAAGGACTTGTGGTATCAGTTTGCACATCAAAGGTAATAGATGCCCTAGCGGCGCTTCTGGAACGTGGTACGTACCCAATATTTCTTGCGAGAGAGACAACATTTTCTCTTAATACTGCAGAATCCAAAAAGGATTCATTCACGATCATATTAGAGTTAAATGCTGTAATATAAGTATTATATGCTAATGTATCAATCAGCACAGAAAAGTTTGATCCCTCAAAATCAAAATCCGTGAAATTTGAATTAGCACGGAGATAACTCTTGATTTGAGTTTTAATTTGATCGAAATCTAGATTCGTAAACTGTGTAAAAGGCATTTTATCTTGTTGCCTCTAATAAGAATGAAAATTGTTGTCTTAAAGTTTCTCCAATAATATCAAAAAAGACCATCACTTCAAATGAGTTTTCATCAGGTCTTGGTTCGACCTCGACCCGAACATTATTAACTCTTGGTTCAAAGTTCCCAATGGCAGTTATAATTTGATCTTCAATTGCAGATGCAGTACCATAATCAACAAATTCAAATAGTGATCTGCGCACATTAGACCCAATATATGGATTAAAAAATCTCTCCGTTAAGTTAGTTTCCACTAAATTACGAACAGATCTTGAGATTGCTCTCTCATTGGTTAAAACGGGTAGATCTTTTGTCACAGGATGTGGATCAAAAGAGAAACTAATATCTTTAAATCCTCTGGATATTCGTGTGACTGCCATTGAGAGATATAGATTTTCTCAGATTATTTATTCGTCATTTCCATGGAATTCCATAAGTTGGTTCAGTTCCATAGTTCCAATCATCATAATCTTCATCATTACGAATCTTTTCGTGTAGTTCTTCTTGTTTTTTTAGATCATGCCTAGGCGCAACATCGTGCATGACTTCTTGAATCACTCTTTTTTTCTCCAAACCATCATAATCACTTGCTAGTTTTGTGGTTCCCCACATCTGATACATGTAGTTTGAGTCTCTATCGACTGGTAAATTGGACATTTTAGCTCCTGTTTTAATGAATAAAACAGAACTTTTATAAAGGAGGTTGCTATCTCCTTATGTCTATTTAACGATCGACTTCTCGTAGAGAATATGAGTCTGAATTAAGGTATTTTAGGATTTCTAGGGCGATTAAACGTGGATTTCCTTCACCACAAGTGTAGACATCAACTGCCAGACACCCATTTTCTGGCCAAGTGTGGCAAGAAACGTGACTTTCTGCAAGCGCAATCACGACTGTACATCCTTGTGGAAGAAAACAGTGTGAAAAAGTGTTTAAAATTGTCATTTTGGCACGATTTATGCCTTTGATCATTGCATTTTGAAGCGATTCTACATCATTAATCGCTTCAAAATCAACATCGTACACCTCTAAGAGCAGGTGCTTGCCCATTGAATATTTTTTCAACTCAATTTCTTAAAAAATTTATTTATTTCTGATTCAAATCAGTAATTTCGTACATGTAATGGTCCGAAGTTTCCAATTTTCTCTTATTTTCAACAGAATAGGTGGTCATATCAATTTCATATCCAGGATTTTTATCAATTCGATTAAAAGTCCAGGCATTATCATACCAGATAACACGATTATTAGGATATGCATAGTAATTTCCAGTTTCAACCTTGAATAAATGAGCACATTTATGCTCAGGAGTCTCTGAAAAATTCAAATCTGGAACCCCTTTGTTCTCCCAAGACCAATCAAGAGTAAACATATACTCTCCAATTACCTTTTTGCCATCTGGACGAATCAATTGTGCCTGTAATCCTGCTAAACGAGCACGTTTTTGTACATCAACATATGGTGAAAAGCAGTCCCAATACATAATATCTTCAAGAGGTTCAATCTGGGCGTCTTCTTTCCAGCAAAAAGCGTGAAGAGGACGACGAGTCCAATTCACGCCATTTTCAAGAAATGCCTCAAATAGAGGAACTCTTTTTTCAATACTTGCGACACAATGAACGTCGCATTTGGTTACTTCACCATGTCCTTTCTTGTGATTGAACAGAAACTCATTACGAATATAACAAGACCAATCTGGTAGACTATGGTTTAAGTATGCCATTATCCTTTACCTTGTCCTCTATACTTTTTACGAGCGCCATTGCGAGAAGACGCTGCATACTTGGTTCCCATACCATCGCCTTGGCGAGACTTTTTGGGAGGACCCGGAATATAAGAAGTTCTTTTGTTCAGACCACCAGTGGATTTTGCAGCCATTGTTTAATTCTCCAAATAAATTTCAGTTTCAAGTTCGCTTGGGTTTGGAGAACCTGTCTCATAAAACTGTTCCGACAGATTCTCCATAGTATCGAAGTATTCTTCCTCTGTAAGATTTTGATAAATTTTTCGACCCTTACAGAGAATATTATACCGCTCTTGTGCCATTTTAGATGACTCTTGTTTTTTCGTGACCGACGCGAATACGAGGATCGCACCAGATTTCAAAGCCAGCTTCTTTTGCATCCAAACAGAAGGATACATCTTCTCCACACATATCTTGAACCTCACCAGATTCAAAGACCTGCATCTTCGGTGCAAACCAAGGATACTTCATCTCTTGATGTTCGAATACACCATTCTTGATCAGAACCCAACCAAAACCAGTGTAATCGACGGTAAATGGTTTCCGACGCTTCTGAATACTTTCCAGAGTTTCGTGATTCATTACACCACCATTGCCTCTGAAATCATCTTCATCCAGCCAGTGTGCAACAGAAGTCGTCATACCATCTTCGGTACAATACCAACCAGCAGCAATATCTTGATCCATCAGAACCAGTTGCCAGAACTTTTCGGTATTGAAGACGATATCACTATCAATCCACAGTTGCCAATCATAGTTCAGTTTACCGTCCCAAGGTTTTTGATCAGGACCACGCAGAACGTTTGCACCCAGACACTTACAACGTGCAAAGTTCACCATCGAACTATAATCTTGTGAGATCTGAATACTTGCACCTGCCTGAACGAGATCAAAACAAAGTTGTACAAAGTTTTTCAGATATGTATAGGAAACACCACGTCCAGGAAGACAAAATACAATTGTCTTTCCCCGCACCATTTCCCTTGCCTTGTCGTAGTCCCATTCGGATTCTTTTGCGACTACTGGACTCTTTGCCTTTACAGTAAATCCTTTTGTCATAACTTGATTAATTTTCAATCATATCATACAGTATTATGTAGTGATTGTCAATCAACTACTTCTTTATAATGAAGGTCCTCTGAACAATATTCTGTCTTCATAATTCCGACCATAATGTTCAGAGTACTCCAAGTCGTTTTGAATTCACTTTCATTTACTGAATGAAAGATACATCTATCTTTTACATAGATATCATATTTTTTCATTCTGTTTCTGAAAGTATAAGTTCACTTCCCTCTAAATTAAAGGTGATCTCTGTGTCTTCGTACCATGAAAGTTCGTTAACCATCCATTCTGGCAGTTTAATTGAATACTCACCAGTAATTGGATCAACCTCTACGGGGCGTTTTTCTTCTCCGGATTTTTTTCTCATTCTTTGTGATATTTTTTATTTTTTTATATATCAACCTTATGAGAACTTTTTATTGGGGAAAAATTTTTTGATTTCGAGTGTATAAAAGAGCTCGCTTTCGTAACACTTTGTAGGTTAGGGTAGTTATGGGTTTTTATAATACCCCCCCATCACGCGCCACGCCATCACGTTAACGTTATACCATACCCTGCACCTGCACGAACCCACCCATAAGGGGGGGCACTGCTGCCCCCGTGTGCTAGGATGGAGGGTCAGTCCAACTGTGGCGCCACAACGTCGGAAGCGTAGCGGTCAGCGTGGCAACCTGCCCACCACCATCCCTCAGCGGGGTTGATCTGTCCAGCAAAGGTGCGCTGAGGGGCAAGGTCAGAAGGGCGGGCGACCCACATGGTTTCGCGGGTCTGGAGGTCAGAGCACTGAGAGTAGATTGCCATGATCGGTTCGGGTTGTGAACTGAGAGAATTGTAGCACGAAAGGGGGGCAGGCACGAAACCCGCCCCGTGGTGATCAGCGGATGGGAACGTAGGCGACGCTCACCTCTACGTAGAGGGGTTCATCAGTATTGTAGTCATCCATCCGCTCCCGCAGTCCAGCGGCATCCGCCTCTGCCTTCTCAGCGGAGGCATAGAGTCCGAACAGTTCGGGGCGGTCGTAGTAGTCGTTGCCAGTGGTGAAGACGGCGTATGCTTCGGTCATCGGTCTGGGGTGTGAACTGAGAGAATTGTAGAGCATCAGGCGGCAGGGGTCAATACCCCAACCACACCAGGAATTCGCCAGTATCGACGCGAAAGGGAACCGTCCCATAGTCGGTGCGGAAGTCATCCCAGCAGGAGTGATCCTTTGCTGCCTGGCAGGCGGTGCTCCAGCGGATGGTGCCATTCTCAGGGTTGGTAGCGTTCCAGAGGATCTGAGGGAAGGTCATCGGTCGGTGTCGGTTGCTTTGAAATTATAGAGGATCAGAGGGCAGGAGGTCAATCCTCCATCCCCATCGCCTGCTTCAGGGTGTTGTAGGCGTTCAGGTAATAGTCGGCATCGGTTCCCTTGCCAGCGGTGCGACAATCAACAGCGAGGCAGAGCACAGCGGTTCGGATGGTGCTCCACTGCGCCTCAGTCAGGGTGACGGTGCAGAGGTCCAGGGGCAGGACGTTGGTGCGGGTCATCAGAGGTCGTTTGAACTGAGAGTATTGTAGCAGATAAAGGGGCGGACTCCTCAGATCATCACCGTCGTGGGCAGCGCCTGAACGATGGGTGAGTGGTGGCGGTAGCAGAATTCCCGCAGGTCGTGGATCGACTCGCCAGCGAAGTCATCAGCGGTAAAGGTCCGACCGTGGAATTCGCGATCGATCTCAGTCAGGGTGTGAGCAATCAGGGAGCGGAGGTTCTGAGTGGTGGTCATCGGTTTCGTTTGAACTGAGAGAATCCTAGTCGGTCGGTGGGGTCAGTCGCGGTCGCTGATGTTCCAGATGCCCCACTGTCCACCGTTGGCATGAGCGTCGCGGGTTTCGATTGCCTGCTGACGCTGGGCGCTGGTGTAGCGGGTCCAACCCTCAGCGGTCTCGCTTGCCAGGGTGCTGCCATAGCAGGCATTCCAGATCAGGTTCGCTTCGGTGATGGTCATCGGTCGGTGTCGGTTGAACTGAGAGTATTGTAGCAGATCAGTAGGACTGCCAGGCGGATTCTGCCATGTCGTTTGCCATCTCCTCCAGATTGTCGGCGGTCACCCGCTCATTGTACCATTCGATCTCAGAGGGGTCCAGGCGGTGCAGATCGCAACCATACATCTCAGCAGCGATGGCGTTTTTGAACTGAGATCAGTATAGAGGCAAAAGGGAAGGGTCATCCCCCTCCGTTGTGCCACTATCAGAACTGGACTTCTTCCAGAGTGGGTTGGGCAGCAGTGATGGTATCATCGGCGCCGATGCTTTCCAGGATGCTCAGCAGTTCAGCACCATTGGCAGCGCGATTCAGCAGGGTCAGAGCGAGGTCGGTTGTCATGCTAGGATTGTGGGTTGTGGTTGTGGTTGGGAGTCTTTAAGGGCGCTCCCGCTCCCATTGTATCAGGCGACCGCGTAGGCGGATTCCAGGCAGACCTCACGGATCTCCATCAGAACGTAGTCGATCCCCAGAGCACCGTCATAGAGTTCTGCCTTGTATGCTTCGGCAGCAGAGAGGCAATCGAACAGGCGGAGGGTATCGAAACGCTCACCCTCATAATCAGCACCACCGATCACAGCGTAGACTTTCATGGGTTCGGGTCGTTTGAACTGAAGTCAGTATAGGGTCAAAGGGTGGGGGGTTGGTGCCCCCCTTGTGCCAGTTCAGAGATCGAACACGTCGCCGTTGATCTCAGCGCGGTTGATCTTAGGATCGTTCCACTTTACACCGTCAGGGGTCTCAGTGGTGCCGAACTCATAAAATGCCTCCAGCAGTTCCTCATAGCAGCAGATCTCATTCTCTTGAATGAAGTTATAGATGCTCTCATCATTCTCAATCCAGAGAACAACGTTCCAGGTTTCGTAGTTAGTCCAACCGTTATAGGTGCGGTCGGTGAGGTTGGTCTGGTAGGTTGCGGTTGCCATTGGTGGTTCGGGTGTGAACTGAGATCAGTATAAGGGGTCAGCGGCGCAGGAGGTCGGCGCTGGTGGACAGTAGGTCTGCTGTCACACTACGGACGGGATACAGTGGACCCCAGAACCCCCAGAGTAGCAGCGCAGCGATCGTCAGGCGGAGCATTGTGGCACGGTGAAACTCAGGGGATCGTGAGCGGGTCAGGGTGCGGATCATCGGCGGAGGATACGTTGCAGGAGCAGGACCTGACCTGCCCCCAGAGCGTAGGCGATCAGGACTAGGATGCCAGTGATCATCGTTCCAGTTGTGCCAGGGAGGATGGTGCGATGTGAGAGGGGGAACCACAGGAGAGATAGAACTCTACCATACGGTCTGCCTCCTCCTTAGTGGGGAACCACTGGGAGCGCCACTCACAAGCGTTGTAGGGGGTCTGGTAGCGGACTTCGAAGCGCATGGGGTTGGTTGCGTTGTGAGAGTATTGTAGCGGGTCGGCGTGGGGGGCACGTGCCCCCCTTGTGCCAGTGCCTCAGTCGGCATAGAGGCGCTGGAAGTCCTCGAGGAAGTCCCGTGCCTCATCACCACTCATACGGGCGATCATCTCCTTGGCAACGGTTTCCCAGGAGAAGTCGTCTGCCAGATCGTAGATGGCGCTCTTTGCCTGGTTTGCGGTGAGGCGGGTTGCGGTGCTCATCGGTGTTGTGTGAACTGAGATCAGTATAAGGGGTCAGCGGGCAGCAGGCAGGAGGCATTTGGACACTTGACCAGGTGTCACAAGCACCTGCCCACCCTGTGCGGTGCAACGTGCTTCGATGCGAGCATTGCCATTGCGAAGCAAAGTAACGTAACCAGCGGTTGCCAGTGTGATGACCAGCAGGGCGATGGCGGTTGCTTTGAGGGTCTGCACTGGGTCGGTTGTCTGAACTGAGATCAGTATAAGGGCAGAGTGGGGGCAGAGTCGGGGGCAGGGTGCCAGTTCAGAAGGTGGCACACTGGTGGTTGTATGGGGTCGCCGTGGCCCTATACTGAGGTCACAAGCGAAGGAGGGGCGGGGTAGCCCTGATGACGAAAACGGTCGCCACGCCCCCTGCCATAAAATAAAAAAAAGAAAAAGTATAAAAAAAGGGGGCGGATTGCACCCCCCTTTTGTATCATTCAGCGACCGTCAGTATAGTCTCCGATGATCATACCATTCTGGCGAACCTGAGCGTAACCGTATTCTTCAGAGAGTGACAGGCACAGGTCCCAGGCACGATCCTCATCGGTGGTAGTGTTCTCCCAAGGAGCGGAAGGGCAGATCACGTCTAGGCGTTGCATCGGTTTCGTTTGAACTGAGATCAGTATAAGGGGTGGAGGGGGTCGGTTGTGACCCCCAGTGGACGGTTCAGAGATCGGCCCAGAGAGCGGTGGTGATCTTCTCAGCGCCCTCCAAACCGTCGCGAACGATCAGGCGAAGGGTCTCAGCACCGTCAGGGGTGCGGTGCATCTGGCGGATCATGCTAGGGGTGAACACGTCCCAGGTGATCACGTGTGCGGTCTGCAGGAGTTGCTCGCGGGTCATCGCGGTTGCTTGTGAACTGAGATCAGTATAAGGGGCAGGCGGTGCCCCTTGCTGGTTCAGGTGGACGGTTCAGGCACTGGCACACTGAAAGCGTCCGCTGGTGAAATTGTGGTAGGAAAACACTTCACGATTCACCAGTTTAAACATACCAAACTCATTGGAGAGAACATAACCTTCAGCATCAATTCGATCCTGTTTGATGTATGCTGCGGGACCATTGTTGCGGCACAGGAATAGGCAATCCTCTTTGATAGATTTAACCAGTTTCCAGAATCGGATGAGGTTAGGATCACAATCAAAGGCATCATCCTCAATCTCACGCTGCTCACGAATGCAGGCGTTGATTGCCTTCTTCAGTTCTGCCAGTTGTTTACCCTGAACGAACTGGCAGGTGGTTGACATTTGGCGGGCGAAGTTGCAGACTTCTTCTACATCAGCGAACGAAGTCTGACCGTGCAGAATGTAGGCATCGGGTTTCACGAATAGCACGGAATCAGTAGACTCCAGGTTCACCGTGAGAGGGATTGCCCAACTATCACGAAGGTCATCGTTTGCTTCATAACGGGTGTGAGGTGCGATGATAATTTGCTGATCAATAACCTCAGGGAACTGATAAGTAATCAGATTGGGAGTGTATTCAGTCTCACCACCAAACCCGATAAAATCACCTTGAATGATACCATTCACACGGGGCAGATAATCAAAACACGAATGAAGAATGTTGGCGACATTACCCTCATAGTGTTGATCAATCTCGTCGTGAGAGTGTGCAATACGAATCTTCTTTTTGTTGAAAACTGCTTTCGTTCCAACGAAGAATGTATCAGTTGCAGGATCAATTCCCCACACAATTGCAGGGGCACCGTCAATCTTAACGCTCAGATGCCTACGAGCAGTGAACCAATCCAGCACGGAAAGATCACCGTTCAGGATGGTATCTTCGGGGTGCTCTTGGTGCTTGTTTTGCATCGGTCTTGTGTTGATGGAATCAGTATGGCACGAATGGGGAGGCAGCACAAGGGGGGTGTGTGCCAGTTCCTCAGGTGTCCTCAGAGTGAAGAATGTCTAGCATTTGCTGGTGATAGTTGTCAGCATCACGAACCACATTTGCTGCTTCAGATACATCATCAATTTCGTATTGTGTCATTTCCAGAGAGTGAATCACATTGGAGAGAAGGTCAGACAGTGCCTCAATCTTCTGTGCGTCAGTCATTATCAACCCCCACCGTAGACGTATTCTACGATACCTGCCTCATCAAGTCCTACGCTTTCGATGATAGTAACCTTAGCATTGTTGAACTCTTTTTGCACCCTTTCATTCTTCACCCGTTCACCATTACAATCAGTAAAATACCCAAACTCTTCCATAAAGATCTGTTCACACTGAGGCATAGATTCTGCTGCGATGATACACATGCCGTCAGTATAATCGTAGAGAACTTCTTTGAGAATGTAGAGTTTCATCGGTCGGGTGGTTTGCTGATGAACGTAGTATGGCACGAAAAAGGGGGGCGATCAACCCCCCGTGTTCCACTTATCAGACTGTCACACCAGCGTCAGAGTGTCCAGGTTGTTGATGCTAACGGTGTTGAACTCTTGCAGAGTCTTGACACCTTCAATGTCAAAGTACAGGTCGATTGCTTCTACTTTGCCACCGTATTGTGCTTGCAGAACGTGGTTAATCTTGGTACGATCTTTGGCACTCACGACATCATCGAAACCCTGAACTTCACCCACTTTGTTGAAACGTGGTGCGATACGGGGAAGTACACTCACGAACAACACTTTTTCAAGGTTAAGATCAGGAGCGAACATCAATCGTGCTGCTTCACCTACACTAGTGTTAGCGTAGTTTTTGATGTTTTTGTTGATGTTGCTGTTAAGTGCTTTTCCAAGAATCGCAACCTTAAGTTCACCATCACGAAACCCAGCAATGTCAATGTCAAAAGTGCCACCGAAACCGTCAACAGGAAGTTGGTATTCAAACTGCCAATCATACTCTGCCCACGCAGAATTGGCGTTCAGAATCTCATCCAGCAGAACTTTATGAAACTCATCAGTGCGCTTGGAAGAACGAACGTTCTGGAAGGAAGTCTCGAGGAAGGTTTCCATTGTTGTGTTGTGTGAACGAATGTAGTATAGGGGGTGGGGGGTAGGAATGGCAACCCCCCCTTGTGCCAGTTCGTCAGGCGAACACGAATCCGTTGGTGAACTCATGCTCATTATAGACAGGAGAGGTTCCAATCTGCCCGATGAACTTATGAACGAACCACTTAAAGTTGCGCTGGTAGACACACTCACCGTTGATTGCGTTCGCTTGAAGAATAGCATTCAAACGGGATTTGGTAGTGCTAGACTGATAACCACCATCGAAGATGGTCACGTAATCATCACCAATCTCAGCAATCTTGTTGCCGTGCAGATACACGAAGGAAACACCATCACTGTCAGTGTGAACCTCAGTGTTGCCAGACTTCCAGTTGCGGGAGTCACGAATGGCAGCGTTCATCTCACGTTCGATCTTACGCATTGGGGTTGGTTGCGTTGACAAATGTAGTATGGACCAGATCGGGGAGCATTGCAACCCCCCTTGTGCCACTTAATCGACTGTCACACCCTCCACCAGTTCAGGGTAGTATTCTTGACACTCAGTGATCAATTCTTCGTCAGAATACTTAGCATAACCCTCATCCAGATAATCATAACAGAGTTGGGTCATTGTTTTGAGGTCCATGTCATCCAACATCTGCTGAATGAGTTGATCTTGAAGTTCAGTGCGGTTCATCAACCTTGAGTAGTGTAGGACAACATGTTGTGGAGTTTGTCATAGAGAGCAGCAACATCTGCCCCCACATTCTCACTCACTTCTTGCCAATCATCATGAAACTCAATGAGTTCAAGAATGGCGCAGATTTCGTTATGAGTTAGCATCAGTAATCGTAGTTTGCGTTCAGGTACTCATTGACATCGAACTTGTTATCTTCACGAAGTTCGGGAATGTCCATGTCAAAAATCTCACCAGGCATGTCTTGGATTTCTTGCCAGAGTTCATCAAACATGGTGTGTCTCTCAGGAACGAATGTAATGTAGAACGAAACGGGGGGAACCACAACCCCCCGTGTGACACTTCTAGACCTGGCACATCTCCGCCAGGCGGTTACGAATGTCAAACAATTCCATCTCATCCATGTCTGCTGATTGTAAATCAACAGGTGCAAATTCTTCTAGATTAACACTACCGTTTGCATAAATTGGAGCATAATACAACTCATCCCCATCTTCCTGCGACAGAGTGTATACACAACCGTGATCAGGGTAAGTGATAAAAATCATCGGGGTTTTGTGTTGAACGAATCCAACATAAACCCAGATCGGGGTGCCTTGGGGCAACATTGTGCCACTAGAAGAACTGGCACAAGACCCCTTGCAATTGGATCTGGTGTCTGCTATCTTATAAGAAATTCAATGAGGGGAGAGGTATCCCTGCTGACGACAATACATCGCCACCGCTCCTGCCATAAAATATTCATTCTCAATAAGAAACCCCTTATTGAGAATAGAAGGGTTGTGCCAATTCGAGAACTGGCACACTACCAGTCGATATCGTGATCTTTGATCTTACAATGGACATCCTCATTGGGTTCGAGTTGCAATAACTCTTTCCAATTAATATCCTCGATGTCTAGATCATCATAACACATGATGTCGAGTGTGACTGTAACTAGGCGCTTCTGTGCTAACATACGTGTCTAGTGCGATGTGTCTAGATTATATCATGCATAATGACGATATGCAAGATCTTGATAGTCTTGCCCATCTCGTGCATAATCCTCGTCGAGATCACGTACATCTAGTGTATAATGCTCGTCGAGATCTGCGTAATCGTTGCCAGTGTATGAGTAGTCGAAATCGTAATCGTCGTACATAGCTCGTCGAGATTGTGTGAACGCTTTCGTATTGTAGCATAAAACTCGACGAGATGCAATCTAGTCTAGATGTGTGTCTCGTCGAGAATCATACGAATATATATGTACTCTCGTCGAGTTTTATGTGTATCTCGTAACATAAGGTCTCGTCGAGATCCTATAAGTCTAGTGTGGGTCTCGTCGAGTTTTGTGTGGGTTCTGGGAAATTTCTGCGGGCGGTGGACTTGACAAACTGCGTGTCTTATGCTACGCTCGCTAAGGTCACAAGACCTGGACCCATTTATAAGGTATTATCAGGTATTAGAATGCTTATTCTCAACAATAATACACTATTGATTCTCAATTAATTAACACTTATTGAGAACAGTATAATAAACAACTTTATATTTAAAATACCTTTTTTTAATTAAATTTAACCTTTTTTACCCTATTTTTAACCTAAATCACTCTCTTTACGCTTATTTTCCATATCAGCAGTATGCTCTAATTCACCATGAACATGACGCCTTTGTTGACGCTTTGAAATCTCATTTGCTCTTGCTCTTGCGACATCCACTGGATTCTGATTCATATGAGGAATCTGTTCCATTAACTGAGCAAACGTCTTCATTGGTCTCTGTGTAAAGTTATGATTATTTATTTTTTATCTTTGATGATTGGTTGTGTATAAGGTACTCTACCTGTCTCTTCATACATTACCATATCATACTTGAACTTACACTCTAATGTCTTCTGATTACAAAGTTTAAGTGTATTGTTTATAGTTGATTGGGTATACATATTTGCTCCTAATGCAAATGATGTAATACCTGTGAGTATGAGTGCAGGAATGTATATAAGTTTAGTTCTCATTGTTGAAACAGTGGTAAGATTTCCGAGTTCAGATAACCCTGTTTCTTGATATGTTCTTCCCATAATGTGGCATCCTCAATGTTATAAAAGATTGCTTCTTGTTTCGCTTTCTTGTGGTCCTTCTTCAATTTGTAGTATACAACCTGGTATTTCATTTTTGTTCCAATGACGAATTACACCTGCAATAATGAATAGATTAGTAATCAAATAAGTGGCAAAGATAAGAGTTCGAATCATTGCAATTCGATCAGACTCTTTATCACACTTGGATGCTTTTTCTCCTAATGATTTTGCCCACCATCTCCATAATGACTTTTGCCTTTTCATGCACTTGGATTTTGTTTTCTAAGAATTTGGAGATCTCTTAACTTTTGTCCAGGAGATCTGAGATCTAATGGAGTTTGTGTTTTTGGCGGAACCATCTGTGCCTGTCTTGGTGGAAGTCCATACTTCTCACGGAACTTATCAAAACCTTCTGGTGGTTGAGTTGGTTGAGATGGTCCTGAGGGTGGAACATAAGGTTTGTTTGGAATACCACCAGTATTGACTTCGAATACAAACTGTCTGAAAGTTTTCACTTTACTTCTGAATAATTGCCTCAGAATATTTATCCTCACGATACCCAACGTGATCTAATTCTTTCCATTGTTCCTTATAACACAAGACCATCAGACGATCATTACGATGCAATGCACATGCCTCATAGTTTTCTTTATCTTTTGGTTTGACTCCCATCTCAATTGTGATGTACTGCTTATCCTTAAAATAAACCCATCCTTCAATATGTGATTTCCACCTTACATAATCATTCACCTGTGGTTCATACATAGGCACACTCCAATGGTGTACGTTTGGGAATCATTGCAGAATAAGGAGTCGTCTGATCAATGTCTACCTTATCACCGACTGTCTTGGCGTTGACAGGAGAGTGGTAGCACTTGGTCTTTGTATTGTAGAATCCCCAGATACTACGAGTGATGCCACCACCATTGTAAACAAACCTGTAAGAATTATGAATCCACACTGCAATAACATGAGTTTTGAATGAAACGAATTCATAAGAATAACCTTTGGGTGCAGTGTGTGGAAATTCAAGTGTCACTGGGAATTTGATACCAGGGTTGTGGATTCGGTACGGCACGAAGTGAATTTGGATTATAACCATCCGCGATCAATTGATCTAACACTTCCTTTGTCCTCTCTTTTGTCATATCGACATATTTCTCATCGACCAGTTCCCAACCAGTCGTACACAGTTCTTCAATACGATAAAGTCTTTCCATAGTTAATCAAGTCGTAAATGCATCGATGATACCAGATTCATAATCATCCACAAGTGAGAACTTCTGTGCCTTGACGACATTTGGCATGATCAGATTCTGATAATTCTCATCAAATCCTTCCTCCTGCGATAGAATCTCAAATGCCTCCGTATCATTATCTGCAATCAGTGATACAACACCACCATACTCAGAAGAAGGAAACGGAACCCAGTAGTCAACAATGTAAAGTGATTTCATTTCTGTCCGTAAATTACTTGATTATTTTAGATGAATGTTGGGTCTTTGTCAACTGTCTTTGCAGTTCAACCTGAATTGAAATGAGATGTCCATAAAGAAACTTTTCATACTCATTTCCTTGAAAAAGTGAAGTGAGATTCTCAATCTGCATCAGTGCCAGAATCAGTTTAGTCTGATCGTTCACAGAAACTCCTGCATATAATAATCGACAGTGATCTCTAATTCTGCTGCCTTTTGTTCATAGAAATGATCAGTATACTGTCGTGCAGAAGTCCAGGCATCGTGATTGAACTTTTCAACCTCTGCATGTTTTGTGAAATCTTCAAAAGCGTTCATAAATTGTTGAATGTCTTCGTCGTTCATTTGGCGTAATGGCAATTTGGATTGTGTGGTTGTTGAGCACAGACTTGATCATATGCCTTGAACATTTCGGCATCACGTCGTGCAATCATACCGTTATACATCAGAATACCAATGACGGCAAGAAACCAATAAGAAGTTTTCATTCAGCAGGCACCATGAAAAGGATTACCCTCTTGGGGGGAGTTTTGATTGTCACCAGTCACCACATAATCGTGTGCCAGGCGATCACGAATTGCAAGAGTCTTCTCCACACGGTTCAGATACTTCTTAGAGATCCGATCAATACCTTTCCAAGAAAGGATCTGCACACACCACTCGGTGCTGATGTCACCATAAGAATCCTGCAGAGGATAGTATCCGACCAGCATCGTTCCGTCTTTGGATTGCAGTGTGGGGAAGTCAGGCATTGGAGGTCTCCCTTGATTACCTTTGTATTATAGGTCAGAAGGAGGGCACCACATCGTACCGTAGACCAGTTTCGGAAGTGTCCATCCGCTCCCAGAGCGAATAGAGTTTGTTATACAGTGCCGATGCACTTCCATACTCTCTTGACAATCGAATTTCATCCACATTATCAAGATCTTGAAGTGCAGAAAGAAGAATACCGATCTCCTGCACATTTAAATTTACATTAACGTCTTTCATTTGTTATCAGTCCCAACTTACATTTTGTACATAGAATCCTGGCATGACATTGGACCAGTTACCAAGTTGCCCTACTTCACCAATTTTATATTCCCACTTATAGGCAAACTTATTATGACTGTCCCAAGTCATAAATCCTTTTTCTTTATCAAACCACGATTTGATTGTCAGACCAAATCGATTGGAGAAGATGTTGCGAGTGCGAAGAAATCCACCCTTCTGACGGGTTTCGACCACTACACACAGATCGGTCATTGGTTTACCCTCATTCATCAATGCACAAGAAGTCTCATAACGAAATGGTTGATAAGAAGATTCTGTCTGTGCATAGACAGGAGACGACAGAATCAGTGCAGCAAGAATAGCAAGTTTTTTCATCCAATCACCCTCCAACAAACAGTTGCATTACCTTTCGATGTAGAAGAAATATGAGCAAATGCGGCATAAGAAAGATCTAGGTCTGAATGTGAATATGGACCACGATCATTCACTCTTACAATTACCTGTTTACCATTATCTTGATTTGTTACTCGTATACGCGAACCCATAGGTAGATAAGGATGAGCTGCAGTCCAACGATAAGCATCAAACCGCTCACCATTTGCCGTAACTTGTCCATGAAATCCATCACCAACTCCGTAATATGTAGCGATACCACACGCAAGACCAGCAACTATGGTTTCAATCATTCAAAGTCACCATATTGGAATTTTTAATCTCCCAAGTATAACGACTCAGAGATTGAATGGCACTCATTGTATCAGTTTCAAGTTGTGTCACCTGATATTGAATTGACAACATTTGACGATAGAGATTCAGACACATTGCCAAATTCAGAAAGACTCCACCAATCAAGATATACTTAACGATTTTGTTTTTCTTTTCAATCATCATTTCAGTTCGATCCTGTCAAAGATTAGCATACCCAGTTCAAAAAGTAAATCCTCATCCATATCACCCATTGTATTACGAATACCTTCAATCACTGCCGTCTGCATATATTCAACATAACCTTCATCAGCATGGATGTATTCAAGCACCGCTGGTTTGAGTGCATCAGCGATTTTGGAGACAGATTGAGTGGAGAGATACATAATCAAACAGGAGTGACTTCAACAGAGCGAATCAGATTGGTGCGATCTTGTGCCAGATAATCATCTGCGATCTTACCACAAGAAGAGCGGGACTGAATGATCTTCTCTTCAAAGAGATTCTCATCCTCGTCAGGAACCCAGTATTCAATCAGCATTCGGTAGGTTTTCATTTCAGTTACCTTCTACGATTTGATTAAGGACGTTGCGAGCAAACTTCATAAACCCATAAGCAGTCACACCACCATACTCATAACTATCCAACATCTCAGTTTGATTGTAGGTATTCACAATCAGTAGGCAGGCACCATACAGTGCTGCCTGATGCTCCTCTTTTGACTGAAACTGAATTGCGTTGTGAGTTGGGAGAGTCACGGGTGGTTCCCTTGATTACCTTTGTATTATAGTGCCTGCGTCAGGCGGTTCGGGAAGAACTGGACCACTTCCTGAACTGGCACACCCCCAGTTTCTCTTAGATACTGAAAATATAGAGTTTCTTCTTGCTCTCGTGCCTCTATTTCATGTGGTTGATACCAATACTCAATATCTTCGACGCATTCTTTACCATAATACATTTTTCCACGCTTGGATCGCAGGGAACCTACCACCCACTGCCGCAGATGGGTCAGTTCATGCAAAAGAGTTTGTATATACAACTCTTCGTACATATAGGTATCCAATTCAATCAGGAAATCACGAGGGCGATAAGATTCACCCACATAATCACAATACCCATAAACACATTCACGTTTTAGTCCACGATGTACAATCTCAACGTTGATTTTATGGCGTGGTAGAAACTTATTCAGAAACCAAGAGGTAACATCCTCACAGAGGAGTTTACGATAACCATATCCAGAATGCGTGATGTAAGACATTGCCCCCAGTGAAGAAACCAAATGAAAGAAGAAACGAAGATGAGTTTGTCAGTCGTCGTCATCAGTAAATTGCATCAGAACATAATTGAAGGCGACTGCTCCAAACATTGCAACAGTCCACCAGAAAAAGATCATTAACATAACTCACTTCGCATACAAATAAGCACCCGCCCAATCTGCATTTTCAAGCAACCATTCACGCTGCTCAATCAAACGCAGATCATAACGAACACCTTTGGCAGGAGACTTCCAAGATGCAGACTTGTAAACCTGACCAGTCTTTTTATCCACAAAAGCGTGGACAGATCGGGAACCATTGGCAACCATAATAATTTTGTGATACTTGCGACCAGTTTCAGGGTAGAACTCATAACCACAGATACCTTCTTTCAGTTTAGAAATCTGCTTCTGGTGATACTCATTAGTATCAGCATCATCAATAAACTTTTGATGGGACTTGATGCTGTAATCAATGAAGTTCTGGCGAAGTGCCTCACAGAGAGCATAGGTGTGCCCCAGAACTGCCTCTGCGATGTTCTTCCGTGCCTCTGCTTGGGCGGAGTAGTCAGCGAAGGTCGTGGTCATCGGTTGGTTGCGTATGAACGTATTATAGGGGCACAGAGGTGCCTCTGGTGGGGTCAGTATGCCAGTTCAGAATCTGGCACCCAGTAGTCATCAGAACCCATATAACCCATCCAATCTGATGGTTCAGATCCGTAGATTTCAATTTCCCGCAGTTCTTCAATCAGTTCGGACAGATCCATGAGAATTCCTCAACTACCTTGTTATTATAGCAGAAAACCCGCCTTGTGGGCGGGTCGTGTGCCAGTTATTGAAGTGGTCTTATTGAGTTATTATACGTGCTTTCTCCAAATAAACTCACTATAAGAAACTCCTGAAATGTTTTCATTGTGCCGTACCCACAAGAGTTTGAGTAATAGGATTCATTTTTGACATTCTGGATCCAGCGATCTTTTTATAAAGTTTCGCTCTCTTTTCTCTTCCCAATACTTTATCCTTTTCGCCCCGCATTACTGCTGCTGGATGACCAGTCACTTTGGATCCTGGTGCTACTCCAGATCTACGAAGTTTATCGGGAACATCCTTTAATGTTGCGACGAAATCCTTACCTCTTGCAACTAAGAAATCTGGATCATTCTTTGAAAAATCAGCACCTGATCCAACTTCAATATCTGCAACTGGTCTGGGAGTTCTTGTTCCTCCCATTTGTTTGCGAAGTTGTTTCAGGAAAAACGCTCTTCTTGCCGTTGGTCTTGCAACACTTTTGATATTACCAACTCCTTCACCCTCATACCCAGATTTATCAGGTATTTGTCTTTGTGCATAAGTTGCCTGATTCTTGTGCTTTGAAACTGTTGTGGTATAAAAAGAATCGGAATAATCTTTGGCACTACCCTTATTGGGTTCACTATCAAATTGAACTCTCTTTGGTTCTGTACTGCGTCCAGCATCATCCCAGGACGGTACAATTCTGGATTTGATGTCTTCTTTATTTGCCTTAAAGTTTGCTCTCTTAAATGCCGCAAGATCAGAGTTTATATCTTTGTAATCTCTTCTGGATTGTCGCCCAGCAGGAGGACCCTTGGGTGCAACTGCTCTTGGAGTTGCAGTTCTTGCTGCTCTTGCTGCTGATGTAACTCTTCTTCCACCGTCTGCAGTTCTTGCAACTCTACCTGCTCTTGATGCTGCTCTACCTATACCTTTAAGTGCTAATCTTGCGAGTGCGCTTTCTTCAAGAAACTCCTGAAATGTTTTCATTCCCATTCTTTTTATCTTTTAGATATTTATGAAATGGATGGGCATAATTAGTGTTAATATTCTTTAGACCAGGATTAACTGGACACAGTTTGACAAATAATTCACTAGGTTTATGACCAAAATAAGATTGCAACCACGGACATAACCACACCTCTTCAAAAAGAACCATGTCCAAGTACACGGTTCCCTCTTCATTTGTAGAATTAAATGACAGAACAGTGTCAGAATCTTCAAAGTCTTCTGTATTAATCATGATGTTCATTTGATCACCAGGAATTGGTTTTCTTTTCATACCAATCTCAAAATACTCATCAATCACAAGTTCAGTACCATTACATAACGGTTCAGCAACAGTATTCAGATGATCATGATCAAATTCCCAATGACCAAATTCAGTTTTATATGCAATAATTTGAAGATTCATAATATTCAATCACTTATTCATTTGTAAAGTTGGAACGGGCATTCCACCTTCGGTGGGAACATAGATGGTCACGTTACCATTTTTGCTACCATCTTCCAGTCCAGTGATATACAGATATTGCAGATACTCACGATTATCTTTCAGCGAATCACCAATGATTTGGTTTGCTTTTGCAACACCAGTAGCACGGATGATTTCAGCATCGGCAAGTTGTTGAGCACTATCTTTCTTTGCTTGTGCTTCCAGCACTGCTACCTGACGAGTATATTCTGCCTTCTGCAGTTCTGCTTTACCAGCAAGAGATTGTTGCCACACATTGTATTGGGGACCACCAATAAAGATGATGCCACCAATCACAATCACACCAACAGTAATAGCAACGATAGCAGGGTCAATAAATCCGTTTTGTTTGTTCATTTTTTCACTCCATTGTAAATTTTCATAGAAAGGTCCATCACACAATAACCGAAGGCAAATCCTGCCATAATTGCAGTAATCATTTGGAAGAAACTCCAGAATTTTTAAAAATCATATTCGCAAGAATAATAATAGCAAGGTTTTGCCAGAAGGTCAAGGATACATTAAACCAAGACAAAATCAGTCCAAGCAACCACGCTTCAAAAAGAAGTCCAGCAGTAGCAAGGACAATAACAACAAAGGCAGCAGCAAGAGTAGTAGAAGTTTTCATAAATCAAACAGCAAGAGCAGCAGAGGGGATTTCAATAACTTCGGGGAGTTTTGCATCATCAAACTGGTGCATATTATAGCACACCCACTTATTGTAGCGAGTGAACAAGTATGCAAATTCTTCATTATTTTCGTGAAGAAGATAATCAATCAAAGTAGAATCAAGGCGAGGAGGACAATTATCACCACGCTGAGAATAGTATTGGGGACCATATTCTTGTGCCTTAGTCTCACTATTCCAACGATCCTCAGTCCAAGGAGAACTCATATCACCACCATCAATCAGTTCTGCTACTTTCTCTTTGGTGTTATAGTGAGTGCGAAGAATACGTCCCATCCACTCAGGATATCCATCCCAATGAGAATAAGCAGAAAGAATAGAACCATCAGCGAGTTCAAGACCGATTCGTGAACGAGTTGCCATTAGGGGCGTTTGTTGATTACCCACATATTATAAGGGGTCCCCAGTGCCCTGAGAACCCCCTATGTGCCAGTTTGAGAACTGTCCTCAATCCATTGTGAACTTTTTCTTTGCTGATTTAACCTCAGATCTTGGTTTAAACTCTACAACATTATCAACCTTTACAGGTTCTGGTGTTGGTGTTGGTGTTACTTCTGATGCAGGAGTTGGTTCTTGAAGAAGATCAGTAAATCTAGACATTTTCTATTCTGGATAACTAAAATTATTTATTTTCAATCCTCGTAGACTCTACACTCTACTGCATCAGGATGAGTATCACAATAAAGTTCAAGTGGTGTAGGATCGTGTGTATCTTCTGGATGATTTGCTTTATATAATCGCAATGCTTCTAGTTCTTCCTCAGTATGCCTTCTAGACTGTGGAGAAATTAGTGGGTCACTCAGAAGATCCTCATCTTTCTGAATATGTTGATCGATGTTTTCCATAGTTTTGTAACGTGATGATATATTTATTTTATCTTGGTGTGTTGTCTTCCTTACCTTCAAGTGAACGAACCATCAATTCGGTAAATTTTTCCATTTTTTCAGCAGAAACTGTCTGTGGAGCATAAGTAATAGCATCTTTTAGTGCTACAAGTTCGTTCCATTCTTCTTTTGTAAGAGTTTCAGGTCCAGTTTTTGCAAGAGTCATAAAGTTTTTGCGATTGATCCCAATGTTAGCATTTCAATATACTATTATCTAGTAACTTAATGTTTTCTTTGGGATCGTGTTACACTACTTCATAAAATCTTCAAGGGCATCGAGATCATCTTTCAGTTCTTGTTCTTTTTTCTGATCGTGATAATAAGACCAGAGAGCATTATGAACATCCATCAAATGATCAACCCAGAAACCGCCAGGATAGATTCCAAGTTCAGATTGCAGTCCACGATGAGAAGTTCCCTCACGTTCTGCCTTACACATAATGTGAGTAATTGCTTCTACCATATCAATCCTATCTTCTTCGGAAAGCATAAAATACTTTCCAATTGCTCGTTCTTTTGCTTCTTTGTTTGCTTTTTGAAATTTTTTAAAAGCATCAGAGTCCCACCACTCCTGCATTGCTTTACCAAAATCATTTGGTTTTTTTGATTCTTCTGTCATTTGATTTCGGTGAAATCCATACGATAAAGTTTACCAGATTGTGAACGATAAAACAACTGATTTGATGGTTTATCATATCCAATGTTTTCTGAATCCAAAGCATTTAAAAATTCTTTAAGAGATTTAGTTTCTTTTTCTCTCCTAAAAAACCAAACAGTGAATATATCACTCTCGTCTTCTGGCAAAAAATCAAGACCATTGCTTTTTTTAATGGTAAACTTACCATCAAATTCTTTTGGTATTGCCATTAACCTTTATCTTGAAAAAAATTTCCAAACATACCCGAATCACCTGGTTTACGATTCTCCAATTTGTCCAGAAGTGCATCAGTTGACATCAGAGTATCGATACGAGAAATCATATCTGCAACAACACTACAAACCATTGGTCGTTCTTGGCGAGCAGCATATGCAAGTGCATTACGCAGACTTGCTTCTGCTTCTTTCAAACTTTGTTCTACGCTTTCAGAAAGTGCCATTTTTTAGTCTATCCTCACATTTAGTATAAAAGGTTCCATTTACATAACAGGACTTGCCTGGTTCATAATATCTTACCACTGGTATTTGTGGTTTTGGATATTCTAGCACATTTTTTACATGACAGAATATATTGTAACCACAAAGAAGAGTTTCAAACATTATTTGATAACTTTGCGTAAAGTATATGACCCATCTTTGTTATCAATCCACTGCACTTCATCACCTGCATGAATTCCAGAAACTTGTTGCAAATCTTCTGGGAAGGTTACAAAATACTCTCCACTTGGTCCATCAAGTTCAACAGGAAGAACCCATTTCTTTTTATTATCATAATACTCTGCCTCACGCAGATTATATTCTTGACATTGTTCTTTTTCTTCATTCGATGCTGCTTTGTCGCACATCGCATTCAGTTGTTCTTCAGTGTATTGGGAAGGATTGGCAATCATATATTCTAGATCACTATGACCCCACGGTGGCATAGAAGGTTCGTAGTAGTCTCTTTCTTTCAATACATCTTCATAAGATTGTCCAGAATTATTATTCAGAAGAGTAAGAAGTTCATAACAACGACTGGCATGAAATTTATAGTGATGGTATTGTTCATCCACAACACTCTTGATTACATCATAGATTTCTTGGGGAGTTGCTTCCGCCGAAGAAATGGCATCGTGCATCCAATTATCAAGTTGTTCAAGAGAATACTTCTTGTAGTCAAAGGTCATTGATGTAGTCCTTGATTGCTTCTTGCATAATAACCTGGATTTCTTTGGAAGTCAACCCATTTAACCATTCCCACTTTGGGTCTTTTGGATCCCAGTCCATTGTGAACGATCCATCTTCATTCTGTGATATTTTGAGAGTGTCTTCCATCACATATCAATATGAATATCATTTTCCCAAGTTTTTCTTTCAACCTTGCGAAGTTTTTTAAGATCTTTCATCATATCTTTTATTTCTTGATATGCTGTTTCTGGACTCATTTTATCTGAAATTTCAAGTCCAACAATATATTGGACCTTATCACCAAATCTGGCAAGTGCTCTTTCAAATTCAGTCAGAGTTTCATACATTATTTGTCAAGCGAAAATCTATCAAGATTATAGGGTTCAGAAGCAAGAATGTCAATACGGGCATCAAGAGAATTTTCCATACGATATAATTCATTGGTCAATTCTACATTTTCTTCTTCCAACTTGGCAACTCTGTCTTCTAATTCAATTAGTTTAGAATACACATCAATATCTTCCACAATCGGTTCAGTGGAAGGAGAGAAAAACCATTCAATAAATTTTTTCATAAAATACCAACTGATTTAAGATAGTTTCGATATGCCATATAACGTTGAAGAGATGGAGTTACACCAAGACTTTCACAACACCTGATATAAGAAATAAACTCATACCATGGTGCTGTGGGATCAGTATCGCTCACAATTTGCCCCCTACTTGGCCTTCATAAGTTTTGGTTTCGGGCCATCCTTCTTGTATCCCTTTAAGATAGAAACGAGTTGCTGAAATACATTGCTCTTCGGTAAGAGATGTAATCAGTCCTTTGCCTTCTTTATCAGTTGAATCCCAAAGTCCATACCGCTTTTGTTCAACATAAAAGCAATCATCAATTAGTTTCTTTTCGCTCATTTACTTGTTTCACAGTTTCGTGGAGTTGTTTTAGTGCTTCAATAGTTTCAGGAGTTTCTTCCCATTCCCAAGAGTTTCCATTTTTATCAATGAATGTTCTAGTTGTCATACTTGTAACTCAATTGGATGTCTTTCTTTTTAAGGTTGTAGCGATCAATGTGCTTCTTACGATGTTCTTCCGTTTGAAAGTAACATTTGCGTGTTTCTTTTCCATCTTTATGGATCAACTTCCAAGGAAACTGATCAAATGGAAATTCTTCGGTGTAATCCATCACTTAAACTCATCAATTACGTAGTTGTACGGGATCATTCCCCGTAACTTATCCAGTATAGCACCATATTCCCTGAAACGTCTATCCCCTGCAATAAAACACCTCTGCCTCCTCCACGATGCCTCAATTAGGAGTTGGATTTCATCATCAGAAAAAATAGGTTCTTCCATTTTAAGTTGGTTGTTCTTGTTTTTGTGTGTATACTACATCAAACAGTTCATCAAGTATTTCACCACATTGATGATACTCTTTACTATCAAGGATAGTTTTCTCAAACTGATACCGACGAACAGCAGTGAAGATAAGTTTGTATTGTTCAGGTGTGAAGTTCATTCTGTTCCCCCATAAAGTCGTTGACCTTCATCATAACCCATTTTGTAGGCAGTTTTCATAAAACCAATCATCAAAATCCATTAGTCGTAAACATTCTGTTCTTGTTGTATCCTATCTAGGTAGTGGTAGATTGTTTGTTGGGAATACTTAAACTCACTAAAACGGCGTGGATTATTCTTTTGCATTTTGTGAAGCATATTGATCCAGTCGTAGCGTTTGTCTACGACCCATCCATATCGGCGTTCGTCTTGCATAATATCGTAGATAGAAATCATTGAAACCCCTTCTTTTTCTTTTTCTTTTGTGGAATGTCAAGAACTTCAATGTGACTCAAAAACTGCGCTGGTGTTTGAAACCAATGCGCCTGAACATCCATATAATCCTCTAAAACGATGGACTGCCCATTACTATACATTAACTTATAGTGATGCCTATCGTATGGTTTATCGCAGGTTTGTTGAAATGTTTGAGTCATTCTTCCCAAGGTGCTTTACGACTTAATAATCTGGCAATCTTTTCGTCATACTCTGGTGGTTTATTAATTGCTTCCACCAGTTTATCATATGCTTCTTCTGAAACATAGATTGTATGAACATATGGTTTCGCATCCAATCTCAACTGACGAACGTGTGAGATAGTAGGATTAAAGGCATCATCATAAGGGTAGATGTATTCCATATACCATCCCAACGATAATCCTTCCCAGAACTCATCATAACCCCAAGTATCACCATCATTATAACAATCCAGGCAGTTCCAGAAGTTATGGAAACCATCAAGGAAGAGTTCCCATTTTGTTGGATTTTCAAATCTCATAACTCTCGTCCATACTTTCTAAAACACTGCGAGCAAAGGAAACCAAAGCATATTTACTACCATCCTCAAAACAATCTAAACTATCTTCTGGATAATAATAATCCCCACCACCTTTACCATCATAGCAGTGAGTTTCTCTTGCTATGATTTTGAGTTCTTTAAGCAGGCATGTAAGTTTTTGTTCGTCAGTCATACTGTTTCATCACTCCAATAATACTTCAGTTTATCACCATCCGCAGAAATATTCAAGTGATAGATTTTACCATCATCACCATAAACACCAATCCAGAGTGTGCGTTCATTCATACTTTCCAAGTGAAACATCTTCACTTCTTCCAGCACAATCTCATCAGGATTTTCAGTCCAATTAACAATCACTTCAATACCTCCAATTCATCAGCAAGTTCATAAAGTTCATCAGCATAAAATACCACATCTACCACACGAGCATCCTGATGATATTTTACTTCATTATTATGAGCAATCTGTCTCAAAGCAGTCGCAAGTGCTTCTCTCATATCATCTGTTGGTTCTTGTGTAAGTTCCCCACAAAATGCTTTCCAGATTGTTTGTGCTTTATCAGTCACTTCAACACCTCATCAACATCAACAGCATCATAATCATCAATACCCAGTTTGAACCTTACAAAATCAGTAAAGTCTGTGGCATCCCGTTCATAAACACAGTGCCCACCATTATTATCACTCTCACAGAAGTTAGTGAAGTAATCATCAAACACTACCATAATCGCAAGAGCACGGGATTGGTCATGCTCTGTGATGGTTTTATGAGGATGTGCCACAATCTTTGTGATACACTCAAACAGTTCTTCTCTTGTGTAGGAGAATGCTTTTGCTTCTTGATTAAGTGAATAAGTCATTCTACATCCTCAAAGAAAATTGTATGATACTCACCTTCTACTTCTTCAAAGGTGAAGTTCTCGTGCCAAGCATAAGGCAACATCTCTTTTACTGTAAAGATTTGATTGATTTCAAATTTATCTTTATATGGACCGAATCCATTATATCTGACTTTGTATGTCATTTCAATCTTTCTAATACATTACGAATATGAGATACTGAAAGATAAAACTCTCTGGTGTTTTGTCCTCCCATTACAATCGCATCAAGTTCTATAAGGGCTTCGTTGATGAGTTCTCTGCGTTCTGCTTCCTCAAACATCGCATCTGGATAAGGTTCAGACATAATTACTCCTATCTCTATACCAATTAAGATCGCGTTTCACACCAATTATATCACAATCAAAGTAAAATCGTCTGTATCTGATTGAAAATCCAAACAAAGTAGCATCACCAATATGAATATCAATCCGTGGGAACCATTCCTCACCACTATAATCATCCCACTGTAATGTGAAATCTAACAGGGCATATTTACGGTGTGGAAGGATTTGTAAGAACCATTCCTTACCATAATCCTCGTATGTTTCATAGTCAAAGAGTTTCATTGTTCCCAAGCATAAGATTTCAGAAGTTCGTTGTCCTTTTCCAACTTCTCAATTCTATCACACAATTCAGTGATAATGTAAATTAGAGAACGATAGTCAATACTCTCAACATCATCTCCATTCTCCATATCAGCATAATATGAATACAGAAGTTCTTTGGTAAAATTGCGTTCAGTCATCGTAGTTTCTCCCTAATCATTCGGATACACTCATTCCATTTATAACTGTTAGTATCGTGTTCTGTCGGCAACCATGCTTCAATTCTGAATACAAGGTCATCAATAGAAGTTTCCATATCATCATTACTGTTGGTCGTAAATACATCCTCCCACCAGTTCCAGATAACA